ATGCCCATGACTGGCGGTGTACTGGGGGGCGGCGTGATCTTCGTGGTGGCCGCGCTGCTCTGGGCCGCCGTGCTGGTTCCCGCCTGGATCCGGCGACGGGAGTTCCGCGCCGCCGAGCGCAACGCCGTGCGGCTGCAGCGCACGCTGCGCGTGCTGGCAGAGACCTCCGAGGTGCCGCAGGAGCTGCGCCTGGAGGCCACCGCGCGCGAGGCGCTGGCCCACGAGAAGCTGCTGCGCACCGCCCAGAAGCGGCAGGAGGCCGAGCGCGAGGCTCAGCTCGCCGAAGCCCGCGCCGAGCAGGTGCGCGCCGAGATCCTCGCCCAGCAGATGAACCGCAAGCAGGCCGCCGCGCAGCGCGCCGCCAAGCTGCGCAGACCCGTCGTGCGCCGCGTGCGCGCGTTCTCCGCCCTGGGCGCCCTCGTCGGGCTGCTCGGCGCCCTCGTCGGCATCGGCTTCGCCGTGGGGGGAAGCGGTATCGCGATCCTGATCTGGAGCGGCCTCGTCTTCGTGACGTCGTTGGGCGCGCTCGTGCTGCTCGCCCCCGGCCGGGTGCGAGTGCGCTCGATCGATGCCGAGCGCGTCACCGCCCAGGCCGAGCGCGCGTTCGACACCGCGGCCGCGGAGGAGCCCGTCGCGACGGGGGAGACCGAGCAGGCCGCCTCGGCCCACGCCGCCGCGCAGCGCGCCGCGGCCGAGCGGATCGAACGGGCGCGCGCGCTGGCCCGCGCCCGCGCCGAACGCCCGGCGGCACGCGAGAACCAGACCGACTCGATCCTGCTGCGCGAGGCCCGAGCCCAGGTGCGAGGCGCCCGCTCGGGGGCCGCTCCCGCTCAGGCCGCTGCATCGGGTGCTCCCGCTGCCACGGCTGCTCCCGTCGCATCGGGCGAGGCGTCGCAGCAGGCGGCCACTGCTGCGCAGACGCCTGCAGCGAGCACCGAGATCCCGGCGCGCCCCGCCGCACCCGCCAGTGCGCGGGAGGCGGGCGATGCGCGCCGCGCCGCACGCCGCGCCCCCGGTTCGACGGTGAGCGCGCAGCAGCAGGCCGCGCGCGAACGGCTGCGGCAGATGGGTGTGATCGGCGACACCAGCCAGGGCATGCCCGACCTCGACGCCGCGCTGCGCCGCCGACGCAACGCGGGCTAGCTCGCCGCGCGGGTCAGGCTGCCGGGTGACGGGCCGAGCTGCCCGCGTCACGCTGTGCCACCGAAAGGCGGATATCGCTGGCGGTGTGCCGACGCCGCATGCGATATCCGCCTTTCGTGCCCTCTCATATCTCGCTCGAACACCTCTCGAACGCCCTCGCTTCTCGTTCGCGCACCCGTCGCGACCCCCCTCACGGGGCGGGGTGTCGATTTCACTTCCCGGCCCGGCGGCTGCTAGAGTGGATCGCTGTCAGGGTCTGTGGCGCAGTTGGTAGCGCGTCTCGTTCGCAATGAGAAGGTCAGGGGTTCGATTCCCCTCAGATCCACCACACGAGAGGCGGGTCCGGTCAGTGAGAAATCGCTGATCGGCCCCGCTTTTTGTGTTTCTGGGATGGGTGTGTTCGGCTGACCTGAGTTCTCCGATGAGAAGGTCACGTGGGGCAGACGTGGGGCAGACCGACTAGCTGGCGCCCGGAAACCGGATCACGTTGTCGGGCACTTCGGGACTCGGCGGCGTCGGTGTGGCTGGCCTGATCCGCGGGTCGGAAACCGCGTTGGCGGCCTCCTGCCGCACCTTCGACCGGCGGTGCGCATAGCGTTCGGCGGTGCTCAGCGAGGCGTGCCCCAGCAGGGTCGCGACCTCGGCGATCGTGAACCCCGCATCGAGCAGCGCGGTCGCGTAGGTGTGGCGCAGCGTGTGGATGGTGGCCTTGTCGTCTTCGGAGTAGCCGTCGTTCAGCCGTGCTCGCTCGACTGCGGGCTCCCAGCTGCGGCGTCGCCAGTTCGAGTAGTCGAGCGGCTGCCCGCTGCTCGATGTGAAGAGGAACTCGCCCTGCGCAGTCGCGCTCAGCACGGGGTCGATGATGCCGAGCAGCCATTCGGCGATCGGCGTCGTGCGCCGCTTCTTGCCCTTGGTGTAGGGCTTCAAGATCCGGTTCTGCGCATCCCACGCGCGCCGCCACCTGATCGACTCCTCGGCCCGGTGGATGTGCTCGGGTCCGAGCGCGACGGCCTCACCCCAGCGCGGTCCCGCACCCAGCAGTACGGCGACGAGCGCCTGATCCCTGCGCGCTATTGCCCACTCTTCGTCCGTTGCATCTTCGTGCTGTGGTTCGAACGCCGCGAACAAGCGGTGCTGCTCCTCGCCCGTGAGCGTCCGCTCCGAGAGGTTGTCGGGGATGCGGAGGTTCAGGCGGAAGGCAGGGTTCGCCGCGATCACGCCGGCGTCGACCGCTGCGGAGAGCGAGGTGGAGAACGCTGCGATGACGCGCTTCGCGGAAGTCGCGGCGAGCCCGTCGTCCTGCATCTCGAGCGCCCAGATGCGCAGCTGGTGTCGGTCGATCTCGATGAGTGGCGTGTTGCCCCACTTCGGCATGATCCGGCTGCGGATCATGCTCATCGTGCGCGTGTGGGTGGAGCGCTCGACGTAGTGCCCGCGCAGCCACTCCTCGCACCAGTCGCCCCAGGTGCGCTCGCCGGCGCGCGGATCCCGCCACCCGAGCTCTCGCGATTCCTCCTCGAGCGCACTCGCCTTGCGCTGAGCATCACGCTCGCGCACGAAGGTCTCGGGCGTGTACCGCTTCTCGCCGCCGGGCACGCGGTAGCCGCCGCGCCAGCGGCCGGAGCGTAGTTGCTCGGTCCAGGCCATGATGGTTCCTTTCGGGTATGCGGCGGCTCAGCCCGGGCGGGCTGGGGCGTGCCGGTGGGGTGTTAGGCGGACATGCGCGCGGCCCACTGGCCGGCGCCCATGCGGGGCTCGAGGTAGATGGTGTCCCCGTAGCGCTCGAGCCGCCGGCGCGACGCGGCGCTGCGTCTCTGGTGCTCGTGAAGCGCGAGGAACTGAGCTCGTGTGATGCCGAGCTCGAGGCAGATGCGGTCGTAGTCGCAATAGATCGCGGTGAGCTTGGCCCACTCGCCGGGGTCGGCCATGCGGAACGCGGAGTGGAGGTTGGCGCGGGCCTCGTGGCGGGGATGGTGTCCGCCGGGGTCACTGTTCTCGACGTGCACGCACTCGTGGCCGAGCACGGGGCGGATGAGGTCGGAGCGGAGGCCTCGGTCGCGGATGACCATGTTGCGCTCGGGCACCCAGATCGCGGGTAGGTCGATGGAGTGCACGACGAGGCGGGTCTTCATGCGGTCGAGGTGCTCGACGGGATCGTATGCGGGGTCGTAGGTGAGGGGTTGCATGCTGCTCCTTCCGGAAATTGGGTGCACTGAACCGAGGAGGGGCGCCTGTGCCTCTCCTGGCCCGTGGTGCTGTCGGGTCTAGGGGGTGTGGTCCTCGGGCTCGCCGTCGTCGGGGTGGGCGGCGTAGCGGCCTGCCCACTCATCGAGGACGTTCTCGGGGATGTCCGGCTCATCTTCGCTGGTGCCACTGACATTCGCCCGCCGCTCGGCGAGCGAAACCGGTGCGGCAAGGGGAGCGCTGGCAGCCCGCTCGGCACGTTCAACTAGGTCGGTTAGCGAGAGGCCCAGCGCGTCAGCGATGGCGGCGAGATCTCCCACGCCAAGAGGGACGCGCTCGCCCGTACGCGGGTTGCCTCCGTCGAGACGGGTCGACATGTACTGGGACGACTTGTCGATGAGGCGGCCAAGTCCTCGGGACGACAGGTCGCGCCGCCCCATCTCGGCTTTGATCTCGGAGATGAGCGCATCAGCGAAGCGGCGGGATCGATCGGTGTTCTCGGTCACGTGCCCAGTCTCGCGCCTGCATGATTTTTTGTCAATATGCGTGACGATGTTGACACCGCATGACAAGTCATCCAATATGGTGTGCATGATGAATCACTCAGCGCATGGCGAAGAGCTCGCCCGGCTCATTGCCGAGGAGATCCGAGTCGAGATGGCGCGCCAGAAGCGTTCGCGTCGCGAGCTGGCAAAGGTCATCGGCGTCACGGAGCACACAGCGGGAAGCCGACTCAACGGCTCACCCAACTTCAATACTCAAGAACTCGCTGCAGTCGCTTCTTGGCTTGGCCTCACGGTATCTACTCTGATTCGTCGCGCTGAACTGAGCCGGGATGCGAAGGCCGCAGCGCTCGCCGCCGAGGCGGTGGCACGATGAGCGCCGCTGGAATGACGAAGCCTTGCGCCCGTGGAGGGGACGCACGGCCCGGTGCTTCAGCGTTCTGCGAGATTCACCCTGTCGGCATGATCGGGGCTTGCGGCCCGTGCGCAACGGTGCGCCGCATCCATAACCTAGGCGTCAGCGGGGAACAGAAGCTCGGGGGCGGCCACGATTCCGATCGGGGTGCCGGGGAAAAGCCAGAGGTTGGCTCCGCGTCCATCGTTCAAGTTGATCCCAAGGGGGAGCGGCACTCCGCCGTCATTGACGGCCTGAACAGTGTCGTCGATGTACTTCACCCAGAAGGCGTCGCCACGGTTCGAGTCGAGATCGAAGACCGAACCGTTGTAGTGGAGCTGAACGGCCATGCTGGAAACCTCTCTGTCGCGGTCAAGTTCGACCAGCCTACTGCGCTGGCGACGCTCGACGCCGAGTGGAGGCGGTCAGCATGAGCGCGGTGCAGCAGATGGCACGCCTCCCGCAGGCTGTTGATCTGGCGGGGGTGAAGCCGGAGTTCGTGAACGTCGCCGGAGCCGCGGTGATCGCGGGTCGGCATCCAGAGACGATCCGTCAGGCGGCTCGCGATGGCGACCTGCACGGCACGCAGCGCGAGGGCGTGAATCCTCGGACGCACAAGCCGTTCCGGGGCGCACAGTGGCGCTTCCGTCCCGCGTGCGTGGTCGCCTGGGTCGAGTGTGAGCCCTGCGAGCACCAGAAGCAAATGCTCGCCCCTGTCTCGATGGGGGAGTACCGGTCGAGGAAGGGGACGAAGCGATGAGCGCGGTCGAGTTCTTCAACTACGGGAGCGTGCCTGTCCGCGTGGTGTCGATCGACGGGCAGCCCTGGTTCGTGGCCCGTGATGTCGCGGCGGTGCTCGGCTACGCGGATGCGACGAGCGCGGTGCGGCAGCACTGCAAGGGGGTGGCGAATCACCACCCCCTTCGCACCGCGGGCGGCGTGCAGCAGTTGCGGGTGATCCCGGAGTCGGACGTGATGCGGATGATCGTGTCGAGCCGCCTCCCGGACGCGGTGAAGTTCGAGCGGTGGGTGTTCGAGGAGGTGCTCCCCGCGATCCGCCGCACGGGCAGCTATGGCGCCGCGCAGGTGGACCCGACGACGCCGCAGGGCATGCGCCTCGTACTCGAGGCCGCCTCCGCGGCGCTCGCCGAGCTCGACGTCGCGCGCCCCAAGGCCGAGGCCTGGGACGAACTCGCGTCCGCGAAGGGCGACTACTCCGTGGCGGACGCCGCGAAGATCCTCGCGCGCGCCGGCATCGACACCGGGCAGCAGCGCCTCTTCAAGACGCTGCACGAGTTCGGATGGATCTACCGCTCGGCGGGCCGGTGGCAGGCCTACCAGTGGGCCGTCGACGGCGGCGACCTCGCGCACAAGATCCAGGCCCACTACCACCCGAACACCTCCGAGCTCGTGCAGGACGCCCCGCAGATCCGCGTGACCGCGAAGGGCCTGCGCAGGCTCCGCGACCGGATCCGAGCCGCCGAACCCCTCCCGGAGCTCACCGGCTAAACCCGGCATTCCCGACCACTTGCCGGCGCCGACCGCGGCCCTGGCCCTGCTACTGCACACCCATTTTCAGGAGACATCATGCTCATCCACCCCCGAACTCTGGCCCCCGGCACCCTCGTCACTTGCGAGTCCGAGGTCTGCACGCCGCGCGGTGTGCGCCAGGAGCCGCACGCGATCTCGGCCGCGTGCTCGCACCCGCACCGCGTCGAACGCCCCGCGCCCGCTGCCCCCTTCATGCCCGTGCGCCTGGTGGTGTGCGACGCGCACCGTGCGCCGGGCGCCCGCTTCACACCGCACGAGCGGTCGGCCGACTGCATGGATCCGATCGGTCTGAGGTGAGCCGTCATGGATTGGACCGATCACGCGTGGCGGATCCTGTGCCTGCTCGCGGTCGCCGCGGCGCTCACGGCCTTCACGCCTTTGTGGTGGACGAGCCCGATCGTTCAGGGCCTGTCGGTCGTGCCGGGGCTGCTCGTCATGCTCATCCTCGTCATCGCATCCTGCGCGCCTTCCACTGGCTCGTGGACCTCTCGCGCCGGGTCGACCGGTACCTCGCGAGGTGGTCGTGATGAGTAGCCGGGTCGATGTCGGCTCGGGCCTGTGGACGGTGTATCTGGTCTGGTGGCCCCAGCTGGGCGTGCTGAAGATCGGGCGCACGCAGCGCACCCGACGCCGCCGCCCCGAGAACCGCACGGGCCTCCCGGATCGGGTGTGGTCGATGGTGACGGCGAAGCTCGACGGGCTGATCCCGCTCGATGCGGCCGCCCCGGTCATGGTGCGCGACGTCGTCGCCGACGTCGAGGTCGACGTGCTCGCCGAGCTGCGCGCCCGCTTCCTGCCGGCGTTCTCGACCGAGGCGGAGGGCGCGCGGCTACTCCCCGGCGGGCGGGGGTTCCGTGAGGCGTTCCGGGTCGAGTCCGAGGCCGACTTCCTGGCCGCGCAGCAGTTGTTCTTCAGAGGAGTGGCAGTTCATGCAGATCGCTCGGCAGCGGTGGCTGCCACCATCCGACTTCACCGATCCGCAGATCGGGTCTTTGCCGGCCCAGGTGCGGGTGACGGCGGCGGGCCTGCGCCTGTACGTGGACGACTGGGGGCGCGCCGAAGTGCGGTTGCGCCGGATGCTCGCGGAGATCTACGAGCACGACGAGCAGATGACCGAGCAGCTGCTCGCCGAGCATCTCGGCCAGCTCAGCGCGGTGCACTGGCTGCGCCTGTACGTGGACGATCGGGGGCGGAGTCTGCTGCAGATCCGGGTGTGGCCCGCGGTGCAGCACCCCGACCCGCGCGGCTCCGCGTTCCCGCCGCCGGAGGGCTTCATGAAGCCTTCACGAACGTCTCAGGAGACCTTCACGGTAGAGGCGAGAGCGCGGGCGAGCGCGTGCGCGGGGGAGGGCGCGTGGGAGCGCGAGAGCGCGAGCGAGCGTGCGGGCGCGGGCGACGGCACCCCTTCACGAACCCCAGACTCCGATGCACCGCGGCCCCCGTCCCCGTTCTGCTCACAGCATCAACCGTGGGGGACCGAGGAACCCTGCGGGCCGTGCCGCACGACCCGCATGGCGTTCGAGATCTGGCAGACCGCGTCGAAATACGCCGCACTGTCGACGCCGGCCGCCGCGCCGCCCGGCCCCCGATTCGAGGCCGCCCCCGAGCCCGAGGAGTACCTCACCGACGACGGCCGCATCGAGCACACCTGACCACCACGACGACGGGAGCCCCATCGTGAACACCTTGACCTTGACCCTCTCGACTGAGACGCGCACCGCGCTGCAGGACGAGGCCGACCGCGAGCACGTCTCGCTCGAGCGGCACATCAACTCGATCCTCGCGCGCCGGGTCGCCCGCCCGTCGTGGCCGGACCGCGCCGAGGGGCAGGCCCTCGCGGACGAGATCGAGCAGCTGCAGGAACGTCTGCAGGCCGCGCTCGACGACCGTGACGAGGCGCTCTCCGATCGCGACCGTGCGCGCGGCTCCGCGGCACTTCACGAGGCCGACGCGCACCGCGCGCGGTCGATGGTGCGTGAGGCGATCGGGTCGGGCACCGTGATTGCCTCGCCGAACTTCAAGCGCGCGTTCTTCCACGACCTGCCGCCCGCGGATGGTGCACGGTGAGCCGACGGGGCCGGTCGACGCCGGTGGATCCGGGGCCGCGGGATGTGTACACGCTGCTCGATGGCTCGCAGTGGATCGTGACCGCTGCGGCTGGGGGCGTGGTGCAGCTCGAGCAGATGGGCACGGCGATCGTGCGCACGGTGCGCGTGCACGTTCGGGATCTGCTGGTCGCGGTGAACGGGTGGAGGCGAGCATGCCCGATCTGAGCGCTGAGAAGGTGTGGAAGGAGGCGGATGGCTACGCGGAGGCTGCGGGCCGCGACGATGACCGTTCGGCGTGGTCGGGGGTCTTCCTCCGCCCGGGCGCCGGGTCGAAGCACCACCGGAAGCTCCGCTCTCGCGGTGTCGAGCACGCCCCCTCGAACCTCGTCTGCTTGACCGGGGACGGCACCAGGGGCGAGCACGGCTGGGTGCACGCGCACCCGCGTGAGGCGACGGTGCTCGGCTACATGGTGCATTCGTGGGACGACCCCCGCGAGGTGCCGATCTACCGGCTGGGCCAGTTCGGTGCGGGCCTGGGCTGGTACCTGCAGGACGACGACGCGCAGTTGACCCCGTGCGACCCACCGATCGATTACTCACTCGAGGAGATCGCTGAGGCGATGGCTCTGTTCGAGGAGCTCTTCATCGAGCAGCGTCGTGCTGCTCCCGGACTGATCTAGGAGACGACCATGACCGAGCACACGAATCAGGGCCACCCGCTCCCGGACCCGCCCGCCGACGCCGCCGGCCAGGAGGCACAGACCACCCCCGAGCAGCCGTACACCAGTGGCGGCTTCCTGCCGAGCATGCAGGTCGACCACCTCTTCACCCCCACCCACGTGTTCGCCCTCCGCGACACCCTCGCGGAGCGCATCACCCACCACGGCGGCATCCCCACCGACCAGGCGCAGGAGATCGCCGAGGGACTCCTCACCGACCGCCTCGCGGAGATCACCGAACTCAACGCGCTCGCGCTCGCCGCCGGCCCGGGCACGGCCCGCCGCCCGGACCTGTGTGATGACGGCTCGTGCGACGGCCCCCACGGTCACGAGCACGGCACGCGATGCGGGCACCTCTGCGCGTGCGGGCGAGGGGAGTAGCTCGTGGCCTCCCGCACCTGCACCACTGTGAAGCCGGGCCGCTGCGTCCAGCCCGGCAAGCCGCGCGCGATGACTCACGTCTGCACGCGCTTCCCGAACCACTCGGTCGCCTGGCACCGCTGCGACTGCGGCCACGTCTGGCCCACCACCAACACACCCACCACAAACCAGCGCGGCGCTCGCCGCCGAGAGAGGAGCGCATGATGAGCACGATCGAACTCGTCTACGACGAAGCCCCGGTGCTGCTCTACCGCGGCGACTGCCGCGAGGTGATGGCGACCCTGCCGGATGCCTCGGTCGACGCGATCATCACGGATCCGCCTTACGAGCTCGGCTTCATGGGCAAGGGCTGGGACTCGTCCGGGATCGCCTACGACCCGGAGGTATGGGCGCAGGCGTGCCGAGTGTTGAAGCCGGGCGGGCACGCGCTCGTGTTCGGCGGTACGCGAACGTGGCATCGCGTCGCTGTAGCGGTCGAGGATGCCGGGTTCGAGATCCGCGATTCGCTCGCATGGCTGTATGGGTCGGGGTTCACGAAGTCGCTGGACGTGGCGAAAGCGATCGACAAGGCGGCGGGCTACTGGCGCGGTCGTGCTGGCGCGGTGAAGTCGGACAACGGTGCGATGTCGGGAGGGAACTACGAGCGCACACCGAAGGGGGATCCTGTCACATCAGATGCAGAAGTGTGGGAGGGCTGGGGCACCGCGCTCAAGCCCGCGTTCGAGCCGGTCGTGGTCGCCCGGAAGCCGATCGATGGCACGGTTGTGGCGAACGTGCTCGCACATGGGGTTGGGGCACTGAACATCGACGCGAGCCGGATCGGAACCGGTACCGGGACGCAGGGTGCACGCGGTGACGAATCGTCGGCAAGCGGTCGCTATGGCGATTCGGGAGCTGTGAGTATCGCTGCCACGCCTGAGCCGCGTGGCGAATCACCCATGGGCCGCTTCCCGTCAAATGTGCTGCTGGATGAGTCTCAGGCTGCGGAGCTTGACCGGCAGTCGGGAGTGTCGGTGAGTCGTCGGGGGAAGCCGCGTTCTGGGCCTTCCGGTGAAGGCTGGGGGATGACTGCCACCGGTGCCGAGTATGACGATCTCGGTGGCGCATCACGATTCTTCTACGTCGCGAAGGCTGGGAAGGACGAGCGTCCAATAGTGGACGGGCATCGGCACGCGACGGTGAAGCCGCTCGCCCTGATGCGCTATCTCGTGCGCATGGTCACCCCGCCTGGCGGGACAGTGCTGGAACCGTTCGCGGGCTCGGGGACGACAATCGAGGCCGCCCGAGCCGAGGGCTTCAACGTGATCGCCGCCGAGCTCGATGAGGACGGCACCCACATCCCGCTGATCCTGCAACGCCTCGACCGGCCCTACAGCATCCCGCTGTTCAGCGACGACGACCGGATGGTCGCGCCGTGAATGCGCTCGCCGCCGGCACGCGAGAGGCGGTCGCAGCATGACCGCCCGCACCCTGACCCGCAAGTTCACTCTCGACGAAACGGAGAACCCCATGTCCTGCAAGCACGACGACTGCTGCACCTGCTGCCAGTCCTGCTACCCGCCCGAGCCTCCCCGTAGTGAGGCGTTCCTGCGGAGCGTGTTCGGTCCGCCCATCTGGGAGCAGGCCGCGAAGGGAGACTCGAAGTGAAGATCGCGATCGACCGTGCCGACCTGGCCGCCGCGCTCTCGTTCGTGGCCGCGATGTCTCCCGCCCGTCCCCTGCAGCCGGTGCTCGCCGGCGTGCTGCTGACCGCTGAGTCGGGTCGTCTGACGCTCACGGTCTACGACTACGAGGCCGCCGCCGAGACCACGATCGACGCGGATATCTCCGCCGAGGGGGCGGCGGTGGTGCATGCTGCGACGCTGCTGCGGATCGTGGGCAAGTTGCCGTCGAAGCCGGTCGTGTTCGAGGCGGGTGAGCGCGAGATGCTGATCCGCTGTGGTTCGGTGCGCGCGTCCCTGCCGCTGATGCCGGTGGGCGAGTACCCGCAGCCAACGTTCGATGCTGAGCCTCTGTTCTCGATGTCGGGCGCCCGGTTCGAGGATGCGGTGGGCCGGGTGGCGTTGGCGGCTGCGAAGTCTGCACCGGAGCGGCCCGTGATCATCGGCGTGCACCTCGCGGTGTCCGAGGGTGGGGTGACGTTGTCGGCGACGGATCGTTACCGGGTCGCGATGTTCGCCGTGGAGTGCGCTACCACTGGCAGCGCGACGGTGACGGTGCCGGCGTCGGTGATGCGTGAGGCCGCGAAGTCGCTGGGGTCGTCGGAGGAGGTGTCGCTCGCGCTCACGTCGTCGGGTGCGGTGGTGTTCGAGGGGGAGCGGGGCCGTCTGATGTCGCAGACGCTCGCGGGCAACTTCCCGCCGGTCGCGGGCCTGTTCCCGCAGCGCGCTCGCTCGACCGCGCTGATCGATGTTGACGCGATGTCTGCAGCGACGTCGCGGGGCGCGCTCGCTCTTGCGCCGGAGGATGCGTTGCAGTTCACGTTCTCGGAGTCGGAGTGCTCTCTCACGGGCACGGGGGATGCGTCGAGTATCGAGGACGGCTTCGAGGTCGCGTTCGATGGTGACCTGGATCTGCAGGTGAAGCTGCGCCCGCAGCTGGTGCTCGACGGGCTCTCGGCGTGCCGAGCCACCGAGGTGCAGGCGTGGTTCACGCACGAGCCGTCGTCGCCGCGCCCCGGCCCGGTGATGTTCACCGCCGGCGACGGCTACCGCTACCTCATGGTCGCGAACCAGAAGTGAGGCGCCACGTGTTCCCCAGGAACTTCCCCGCATCCGTGGTCGACGTGCTGCAACGCATCGGCCTCACCGCGGACGACTTCACTACCCCCAGCACTGCGGCAGAGGCCGCTGAGGAAGGAACGAACCGATGACCGAGAAGATCCCGACCCCTGCCGAGGTGCCTGCGCGGCTGCGTGCGGCGGCGGAGCGTGCGCAGGAGGTGGACCGGGTGAAGCGGGTGCGGCAGCGTCGGCGTGCTCGCCGTGGCGCCCGCATCACGACCCACATCACGGACGAGACGGCGGCTGCGCTCGCGAAGCTCGCCCGACCGGACGTGCCGACTGAGAGGAAGAACTGATGACGAAGACGACGATGAGGGTGAACGAGGATCGCATCGTGGGGTGCGACATCGAGACGACGGGCTTGGAGAAGTCTGGTGATCTGATCCTCGAGATCGCGATGGTGGTGCTGGATAACGATCTGAACGAGTTGGGTCGGTTCTCGTCGGTGGTGCCGCAGTCGTTGCACGAGATGATGACGTGGTTGCGGATGTCGCCGGAGGTGTTGGAGATGCATCGTGCTTCGGGTCTGGTGGCGGAGGTGCATGAGGCGCGGTCGTCTCGCCCGGGTGAGGGGATTGCGCATGTGGAGGATGACGCGATCGAGTTCTTGGACGAGTACGACGCGCTGTGTGCCCCGATGCTGGGCAGCAACGTGAAGTTCGACCGGGGCTTCATCGAGACGCACATGCCGTTCTTGGCGCAGCAGTTCCATTACCGGGATATCGACGTGTCGACGGTGAAGGAGCTCGCCCGCCGCCGCGCCCCGGAGGTGTTCGCGGGTGCCCCGGTGAAGCGTGAGGAACATCGTGCTCTGCCGGATATTCGGGAGTCGGTGGAGGAGTACCGCTATTACGAGCGGGCGGGCTTCATCGTCCCGACGACTGGGGGTGCACGATGAGCCGCGGGCAGCTGCCGAGGCAGCCGCGTTACTTCCCCCGGATGAAGATCCGGGGCCGTCGACGTCGTGCGGCGGCGGCCTACCGCCGGCTGCCCGTCATCTCGTTCGACGGCTTCAACATCGGCGGGGGAGCAACGCCTGCACCTCCTGCACCTCCTGCGGGTACTGCGGGTGCTTCGAGCATGCAGGTGTTCTTCGCCCCGGCCGGCTCACCGTTCCCGTCGACCTCCGCAATGGCAGCCCTGCACGGCATGCCGGTGATGCGTGACCGTCTGGGGGTATGGCGATGAGCCGCGGACAGACGCCCCGCCGCCCCGAGTTCTTCCCTCGCATGAAGGTGCGCGGCGCTCGCCGCCGACGCGAGCAGGCGCAGGCGATGATCTCGTTCGACACCGCGATCGCGACGCTTACCGAGTTCGGGCGCGGGGTCGCCGCGGCGGTCGAGCATGTCGCGGCAGGGTTTCAGGCCTTCGCCGCCGGCATGGTGCGCGCTGTGCTGGCCGAGCAGCAGCGCGTCCGCGATTACCTGCTGAGCGACCGCTACCAACTCGACCTCATCGAGCGCCGGTATCGGCATGATCCGATCGCGTGGAGCAACGCCGTGCGCGACTTCTACATGGCCCGCATCAACCGCGAGTTCGACGAGCTCGACGCCGCGTCGATCTCGCAACGCCTGGGCATCCCACTCGACCCCTGGCAAGCATCCGTGCTCGCCGGACAACTCACCCACTACCGCACACCCAGATGGGATGCCATCCGCCGCCGGGTCCTGCAACGAACCGAACCCGACCGCCAGAAAGCGAGAACCGCATGAACCCCTGGGACCTCCTCCTCAACCTGCTCGGCTGGATCGCCGTCACCATCGCCGCCCTGATCGTGCTCACCTTCCTGCTCGCCCTCATCGTGGCCCCCATCAACGCGGCGCGCGCTCGCCGCCGGGCCCGGGAGACCGAGCACGTGATTCTGGACACCCAGCGCGACCGAGAGCGACCGCGACCGTGACTATCAGGCGCGGCTTCCACGTCGCGAACGACGCGAGCCTCGGCGGCGCCGAGACAGCTCGCGTCGTTCGCGGAGCGTCGACCGGAAGTGCCTGGATCGACATCTCCTGCGCCGCCTGCGGAGAACTGCTCGGCGCGTGCTCGACCGCAGAAGGCGGCTTCCCACTGTTCCACGCTCACCGCCGCAGCTGCGCCCAGCAGGGCGTCGCACCTGGGCCCACGATTCCTCGCCGCTTTGTCGACGTGATCGATCGGCTCTGCGGCGAGCGCTTCGCCTCGGAACAGTATTTCGTGATTCCTTCTCAGAAAGATGAACGATGACCTACATCATTCCCGGCGCGCTGGGCCGGCCCGACTGGCTCACGCGCCATCTCGGTCAGGTGCCGATGCTGCTGCTTCACATCCGTGAGCACGCCCTGCCGTCGTTGCAGGCGAATGCAGAACCGCGGGTCTCTGGCAGCAAGGAGCAGACCACCGCGCCGTTGAACATCGACCCCATCGATCACGCCGACGAGTTGTGGGGCGAGGTCTGTGCGCTCGCGATCGACTATGCAGATCGGTCGGGGGACTGGAAGGGGCTGCCCGATGCTCTCGACCGGCAGTGGCGCATCGCGACTTCGGCGCAGTTCTCAGTCGTGGGGTTCTCGAGCAGCGACCCGGATCGGATCTATGCCGACGTCGTCGACGTCACTCGGTACCTCATCGAGCGCGCGTGGACTCTCGCCATCAACCAGCAGTACCAGATCCCCGTCGACGAGCTGGTGGCGTCCATCCAGAGCGCGCGGCGCCGGTACCCCGATGCGCCGTCCTTCGCCCCGCATCGTCACCGTTGCCCCAAGTGCCTCCTGCATGGCGTCGTGCCGGACTACTCCGAGAGCGGGGAGATTCTCGCGCTTCGGTGCGAGCGGTGCGGGGCCCGCCGGAACTTCGGTGGCGAGTGATGGGCGCCGTCCAGTGGCTCACCTATCGTGAGGCTGCGCGTCGCGTCGGTCGGTCGGTGCGCACGATCAAGCGCTGGGTGAAGGACGGGATGCCCGCCGGGTGGGACGATCAGGGGCGGCGCATCATGCGCGAGGACGTGCTCCTCGCTGAACTGCGGCGCAGGCTCGACGCCTGGCCGCCTCATCAGCACAGGGTGCGTGCGGCGGCCCTCGACGGCGAGGCGGCCGCGTGGATGTGATCAGCGCCCGTGGCCGGCTCCTGCACGGCTAAGGTGAGAGCCATGAAGAAACTCATCATCGCCACTGCTGCCGCCCTCCTGCTCCTGACCGGGTGCGCTTCCCAGGCCGAGGAAAAGCCGGCCGAGACCTCGAAGCAGGAGCAGGCCGAGCCCGCCGAGCAGCCTGCCGCCACTGAGGAGGCCGCCCCCACTGCGAAGATCGGGGAGCCTGTGACCTCGGGCGACTGGGAAATCACGATCAACTCATGGACCGCCGACGCCGATGCCGCGGTGCTCGAAGCCTCGGGCGGCGTCGACGTGCCCGAGGAGGGCAAGCAGTTCGCACTGATGAACGTCACGATGAAGTACAACGGCACCGAGACCGGCGACACCTCGCTCGTGGGCATCACCTACATGCCCGAGGGCGGCAACACCGCCTCGGGTCTGTGGGAGGCGTTCGGGACCACCCCTGGTGAGAACAAGCTGACGTACGAGACGCTCGTGCCCGGGGGAGAGCTCACCGGTGATGCGCTCTACCTCATCGATGCCGACACCACCGGCGAGTTCTGGATCGTCGCCCCCGGCGCCACGGAGACCGCGATCGTCACCCCGTAACGACACACCGAGCGGGTCAATGTTGACGCGCTCCTACTGTCACCCCCTACTGTGTGGAGTGCATAGATAGGCCGGATCCCAACATCGGGGTCCGGCCTTTGTCGTGCCACGGTGGAGGAGAGTCCCATGAAGCACACACGCACCACGATCATCGGCGGACCGGCCGCCGGCTCGGTCATCAACATCCCGTCCGGCGTCACGTCGTTTGTCATCGGCGAGGGGCCAGCTGCTGGCGCCTACCTCCTGACCCCGGCGGGCGCCGAACTGAAGCTCGAGAAGCTCCCCGCCGAACCGGCGAAGGGCACCAAGAAGACCGCGACCCGTAAGGCCCCGCGCACGGGCGAAGCGCCGCCGCCGGCTGAGTAGCCGTGGCGGGCGGAATCCCGGGGCGCACCACTGCCGCTCACCGCCGGAACCGCGCGAACCTCAAGCGGCTCACCGCCGAGCACAACCTGCCGTGCGCGCTCTGCGGCGAGGCCATCGACACCACTCTCGACTGGCGCGACCCCGACGCCTTCGCGTACGACCACAAGAAATCGGTAGTGGCGTACCCCGAACTCGCGGACGAACCGGAGAACGGGCAGCCCTCGCACAAACGCTGCAACGAGAACAAGAGCTCGGGCGACGAACGCCCGGGCCTCGGCGACCCCTCCGAGGTGTGGTGACCACCCGGCAGGGGAGGGGGGTCTCAATCCCTGCGCCGACCCACAGATCACCCCACCGGCAGTGATCTGTACCCCTTTGGGCGACGTTGTCCGCGGACATGGCCGCGAGGAGGTGCGATCGTGGCGCTTTCGGACGAAGAACGCCGCCGCCGCGACCGCGAACGAAAACGGCGGAAACGCGCGGCAGAAGCCGCCCCGGCGGGTGAGCCTGAGCTGCCCCGGATCGGGCTCGCCGCGGCGGACACACCGCGGACACAAGACGCGTCCGCGGAAGACGCGGCGGACGAGGGCGCGGACGCGTTCTCGAACGCGGCGGCCGCGCGCGAGTTCATCGCCGAGCTGCAGGTGCCCGCACGAGCGAGGCCCCTCGTGCCGGTGCTCTACCGGCTCGCCGCCGACCTCGACGGCGTGTTCAACACGCCACAGCGGGCGTCGATCACGGCGAAGTACCTCGAGGTGATGGACCGCATCCTCGACGCCGCGAAACCGGTCGAGGTCGACGAGCTCGACGAGATGCGGCGCGCCTACTATCTCGGGGAGGTGCCGGATGGCGGCATCGGAGACGAGGAACAGGAAGCCGGGTAGCCGGCGGCGACCCACCAAGCGGCGCCCGGCGGGCAAGCCGAAGCGCGTGTTCGGCCACGAGTGCCCGCGCGTCTACACGCGTCCGGCCCGTGAACTCACACCGAAGACCTCGGCCGGGTTCTCGGCGATCCGCTTCGCGGACTACCTGCACCGACAGCTCGCCGGCACCCAGTTCGCCGAGCTCGCCCCGCCGCTGCTGCCCTGGCAGAAGTGGTTCCTGATCCACGCGCTCGAGCTGAACCCCGACAACTCGTTCCGGTTCAAGACGGTCCTGCTGTGGGTCGCGCGCCAGAACGGCAAGACGTTCCTCTCGGCGCTGCTCATCCTCTGGCGGATGTACATCGACCGGGACTGCATCGCGATCGGCGTCGCCCAGAAGCTCGCCACGGCCAAGAAGCCATACGAGCAGGCGATGAAGATCATCGCGGCGATCCCGCGCCTCAAGCAGGAACTCGACCGCGAGAGCCGGATCGGTGGCGAGCTGTGGTTCGAGCTCACTGACGGGCAGCGCTGGTGGGTCGACTCGGCGGAGAACGGCGGCCGTGGCCTCACCTTCGATCTCGTGTTCGTCGACGAGATCCTCAAGCACAAGACCTGGGCGGCATGGTCGGCGCTCTCGAAGACCACGATGGCGCGCCGACGCTCGCAGCTCATCGCGGCATCGAACACCGGCGACGTTACCTCGATCGTGCAGCGCGACCTGCACGAGAAGGCCATGAAGACGCTCGAGGATCCCGCCTCGCGCACGGGCCTGTTCTGGTGGTCGCCGCCGGACGGCATGCCGCTGGACACACCGGAGGCGTGGGCCTACTCGAACCCCTCGATGGGCTACACGATCACCGAGGACGCGATCCGCGCCGCATGGTCGACCGACCCGGCGCCCGTGTTCCGTTCCGAGGTGGGGAACCTGTTCATCGACGCATCCGCCGGTGGGCCCTTCCAGCCCGGCCGGTGGGCGGCTGGCACCGACCGCGTCTCGAAGCGCGCGCCGGGCGGCGACGTCTTCCTCTGCATCGAGGTGTCGCACAACCGCCAACTCGCGCACATCGGGTTCGCTGCGCTGCGTGCGGACGGCAACGTGCACGTGGGCATCATGGCCTCCCGTCCGGGCACGGACTGGCTCGTGCCGTGGCTCACCTCTCCCGATCGCACGTTCGCGCCCGCGGGGATCACATTCCAGACGAAGGGCGCCCCGGTCTCGTCGATGCTCGGCGAGTTCGAGAACGCCGGGCTCGAGGTCACCGAGTGGGGCGGCCCCGACCTGGGCCGAGCCACCGGCCTCTTGCTCGACGGCGTGAACCTCGGCAGCGTCTTCCATCGCGAGCAGCCGCTCCTCGACGTTGCCGCAGGCAGCGCCGTGATGAAGCAGCTCGGCGACGGCTACGCCATCGACCGCAAGAACTCGCCCGGAGACGCCTCCCCGCTATCGGCGGTGGCCGGCGCCCTGTGGCTGCTGAAGAACCCGCCCGCGAAGCCGGTACCTCGGGTTCGCACCGTACGAAGGAGGTCTCGTGGGTAGAGTCCAGAACGCCTGGCGTGCACTCACCGCCGGCGCGAGCACCCGCAGCAAGCGCCGCATGCCCTCGCTCACCGGCGCCCGCACTCTCGCCGGCGTCACCATCACCCCTGAGCTCGCGCTGCAGGTGAACGCGGTCTACTCGGCCGTGCGCCTGGTCGCCGAGGCGATCGCGTGCCTGCCGGTCTCGGTCGTAGAGAAGGCCGGCCGCTCCCGGAGGTCACCGCGCGGCCAAGACGCCGAGACGGCGCGGCTACTCACCGTGCGCCCGAACTCGGTGATGGACGCCGGCGAGTTCTGGCGGCTGCTTACTGCGTGGATGCTCATCCGCGGCAACGCCTATGTGTACGTGCAGCGCGACGGCAACGGCCGGATCCAGGCGCTCTGGCCGGTCCCGCCGACGATGGTGAAGCCGATGCGGACCCCGCTCGGGATGCTCGCCTACAAGCTCTCCCACGACCAGAAGGAATGTTGGCTGCCCGTCGAGCCCGGCCACACGGCCACCCACCTCGAGGTGCTGCACTACCGATGGTTCGGGCTCGGCGTGGAAGGCCTCTCGCCCCTCACCGTCGCCCGGCAGAGCATCGGCATCTCGCACGCCGCGACCGCCTACGTCGGCGGGTTCTTCGAGCGCGACGCGACCCCGGAGACAGTCGTCACCACGGCCGGGAACCTCTCGGATGCCCAGTACAACCGGCTGCTCGACCAGCTCGAGGACCGGCATCAGGGCTACGACCGGTCCCATAACCTCGCCCTCTTCGAGGGCGGGGCGAAGCTTGAGCGGGTGTCCCTGTCGCCCGCGGATGCCGCGTTCCTCGACATCTACAAGCTCACCCGCACCGACATCGCCGCGATCTACGGGGTACCGCCGCACAAGATCGGCGACCTCGAGCACGCCACGTTCTCGAACATCGAGCACCAGTCGATCGAGTTCGTGCAGGACGGGCTGCTCCCGCCGATCCGTCGTCTCGAACTCGTCACGGCGCAGCTGTTCGAGGGCGAGAACGTGCAGGTGAAGTTCGAGACCAAGGGGCGACTGCGCGGCGACACAGCCACACAGTCGCAGGCGTACGCCACGGGCCGCCAGTGGGGCTACCTCTCCGCGAACGACATTCGCGCGCTCGAGGACGAGGAACCCATCGACGGTGGCGACGTCTACCTCGAACCGATCAACATGCTCCCCGCCGGCTCCACCACCGTGCAGCGGGCGGGCCTCCCCCCAGCCCAGATCCCGGCCCTCGCCCCGACCGCCTACCGGGAACTGCAGCACCGCAGCGACCCGAACCCGGCAGCCGAGGCCCCCAGCTGGGTGACCCGACTCGACAACACCCTCGCCCGCTACCTCGAAGAGCTCCGAACGGACGTCACCAGCGCGCTCGCCGCCGAGCGGAGCGTGCGGTCGGTGGCGAACCTCGACGGGGACACCTGGGATGCACTCCTCGCTGAGGAGCTGCAGCCGATCTTCGCAGGTATCGTCGCCGAGTTCGGGCGCCGGGCCGCCGAAGCGGCCGGGGGCTCGTTCGCTGATGCGAAGACCGTCAACTGGGTGCTGGCGGCCGCGGCGCGGCAGGCGAGGAACTTCAACCTGTCGATCTTCCAGACGCTCGAGCAGGTGCTCGCCGACCTCGGCGACCAGCTGCCCGCGGACGCGATCAACGAGGTGTTCGACACGCAGCTGGCGCGGAACGCGCTCGTGGCCGCCGGCATCGTCAACGCGATCGGCGGGTTCGGCCGTTGGGAAGGCGCGCAGCAAACCGGGGCCCGCATGAAGACGTGGGTCGTCAACAGCAGCAACCCGCGCCCGTCCCATGCGGCGATGGCGCGTGAGACGGTGCCGATGGATCAGCCGTTCTCCAACGGCTGCATGTGGCCGTGCGACCCGTCCGGGGGAGCCGACGAGGTCGCGGGCTGCACCTGCACCGCGACATACGAGTACGAGGAGGATCTCACTTGAGAACATTCGAACGGCGAGCGTTCAGCCTCGCCGACATCCAGATCCGGGCCGCCGACGACAGCGCCGGCCGGCTCCACTTCACCGGCCGCTCCGTCGTCTACGACTCGCTGTCGGAGGACTTCGGCGGCTGGCAGGAGGTCATCCGACCCGGCGCGGCCACGCGCACGCTGCAGCAGGATCCCGACGTCAGGTTCCTCCTGAACCACGACGCGAATCTCCTGCTCGGCCGCACCGCCTCGGGCACGCTGCGGCTGACGGAGGACGACAACGGCGTGCTCGTCGACTCCGACATGGCCGACGTCAGCTACGCGCGCGATCTCGCCGTGCTCATCGAGCGGGGCGACCTGAACCAGATGAGTTTCGGGTTCTGGATCACGAACGACTCGTGGTCGGGGTCGCTGCACGAGGTGCGGGAGTTCGACCTCGACGGCGGCGACGTCAGCGCGGTCACCTTCCCCGCCTACGCGCAGACCTCCGCCGAACTGCGCGCGCTCGCGCGCAAGCGCATCGACGAGGAGCGGGCCCGGCCGCTCGCCCTCGACCTCCACCGCGTCCACGAGCTCGAGCTGCTGGCCGAGCTCTGACACACATGTGCCCGTCCATACGGTGCGGGCCGAACCAACAACCGAAAGGAGAAGTGGCATGGCTACTTCCGTTCAGCTCCGCCAGGAGCGAGCCCGCACCGTCGAGGCGATGCGAGCGATCACCGAGCGCGCGGAGGCGGAGAACCGCAACCTCACCGCCGACGAGCGCCAGTCGTACGAGCGCGGCGAGACCGAGTTCCGCGACTACACCGACCGCATCAACCGGCTCGAGGCCGAGGAGCGCCGCAACGCGGAACTCGGCGAGCCCCTCGCGGGCGGCGGGACCGGCGGCGACGGGGGCGAAGGGGAGGCCGAGCAGCGCGCCCAGGCGCGGCGCTCCGCCTTCCTGCGGTTCGTGCGCGGCGCCACGCTCGCGCCCGAGCAGCGCGCGCTCGTGGAGAACGCCGCCGGCGAGATCCTCGTGCCCGAGGATCTCGAGACCGAGATCAACCGCGAGGTGCCCCGCATCAGCGCGATCCGCCCGCTCGCCGGGCAGCGCAACACGTCGAGCAACCGAGTGCGCCGCCGCTCGCTCGACGAGGTGTCGGTCGGGTGGGGCAAGCTCGAGCTCGGCGAGCAGACCCTCACCGACTCGATGCCGGACACCCCCGAGGAGGAGTGGACCTACATCGAGGATCTCTACGGTCTCGCGAAGATCGGTGAGGACGAGCTCGACGACTCCGACGTGAACCTCGAGGCGTTCGTGCGCGACTCGTTCGCGCGTGCCGCGGCCGACGCCGAGGACACCGCGTTCACGGTCGGCGCCGGTCACGCCCAGCACCGCCCGGTGGGCCTGTTCAGCGCCGCCGGCGGCGTCGCCTCGCTGGTATCCGGTGCGACCGACTACTCGGGCACCACCGGCGCCAACGGCAAGAACCAGATCCTCGACGATCTGAAGGGCCTGATCTACGCGGTGCCGGCGCAGTACCGCCGCAACGGCGGGTTCCTGATGAACTCCCTCACCGAGCTGTTCATCTCGACCCTGAAGGACGGCAACGGCCAGTACCTCTGGCAGCCGTCCCTGCAGGCCGGCCGCCCCGCCACGTTCAACGGGTTCGCGATCGCGAACCAGGAGGACATCGCGGGCATCGCCGCCGACAGCGCGATCGCCGCGTTCGGCGACTTCAACGCCGGATACCGCGTCTACGATCGACTCGGCATGACCGTGAAGCGCCTCGAGGAGCTCTACTCCGAAGAGGGCATGGTCGGCTTCCGGTTCCGCAAGCGCGTCGGCGGCGACGTCGTCCGCCCCCAGGCCATGCGTCTGCTGAAGACGAAGACGGCCTGACCCGCCCCGCTGTGGTGGGCGCGCACCCAGCGCGCCCACCACACCCGCACGAAGGGAGCCGCCATGCCCGAACAGGCCGAGCCCGAAGACCTCCTGCTCACCCCCGCCGAGATCCAATCGCTCTCGAACCGGCCCCTCACCGCGGCGCTCGCCACCGCCCTCGCCCGCTCCGCGACCGGCGCCGTCCGGGACCACTGCGGGTGGCGCGTCGCCAAAACCGCCGAGGAGACGTTCACGCTCACCGCCCGCTCGCGCACGCTGCTCGCCGTGCCGAGCCTGCACCTGGTGGAGGTCATCACGCTCACCGAGCGTGGGCGCCCGCTCATCGCGGGCATCGACTTCGACTGGGACGAGAACGGGATCCTCGAACGCATCCGCGGCACATGGAGCAGCAAACGACGCGGCATCACCGTGCACGTGCGCCACGGCTACGAGCAGTGCCCCGAGGGCATCGGCCAGTCGATCGCGACGGCCGTGGCCCGCGGCACTCTCACCCCCGTCGGCAACGTCGTCTCCGAGACAACGCTCGGCGCGAGCCTCTCGTTCGGGCGCGGCCCCGGCGGCACCGCCGCCGGGATCATGTTCCTCCCGCACGAACTCGCCCGCCTCGACGCGCACCGGATCGCGAGCAGCCGATGAGCAGCTTCGCGCAAGAGACGATCGTGCGCCTGCGCTACCCCGCCACTAGCAGGCATGGGTCCAGCATCACCGACTTCACCGCCGACCCCGACGAGCACAGCATCGACGGATGCTGGGTCGAACCCACCGACTCTGAGGCGGCCGGCGCCGCACGCCGCGCCACACGGACCGGCTACCGCATCTCGATGCCCGCAGGCACCGAGATCATCGCCGCCACCGACCATCTCCGCGTGCGCGGCACCGAGCACGAGTGCGAAGGAGACGGCATCCAGGTCGGATCCCCGACCGGCGCCCTCGCGCACGCGCAGATCACCGTCCACCGATGGGAGGGATAATGCCCAAGAAGTTCAGACCCGACGTGCGCGGCTTCAACCAAGTCATGAAGTCGGACGCGACCCGCGCCGAGCTCTCCCGCCTCGGCAACCAGTTCGCCGCCGAGGTCGGCGACGGCTTCGAGTCCGTCTCCGACAACCGCCACCCGTGGGTCGCCCGCGAGTTCGTGCAGCCGGCCACCCCCGCCGCGCACCGCGCGAACGCCCGCGACAAGCTCATCATGCGCGCCCTGGGGAAGCGCCTTGGCTGAGCACATCGACTTCGCGAACGCGCAGGACGGCGCCGCCGCGCACCTGCACACGGAGACCGGCCGCCCCGCCGGAGACACCGCCCCCAACCCGCGCCCTCCCGAGTTCATCGAGGTGCTCGTCACCGGCGGCAGCCGACCGAACCTCGTCACCGAAGCCGTGATGCTCACCATCACCTGCGACGCCCCCACGAAGGACGCCGCCTACCGGCTCGCCAACGAAGCCCGCAGCGCCATGACCCGGCTCCGCACCCTCGACGGGCACCACGTCTACCACGTCGAAGAACTCGGCGGCCCGGCATGGTCCCCGGACCCCGACACCGAGAAACCCCGCTACGAGTTCACGGTCCGACCACACCTGAGACTCACCACCAAGGCCCCGTAGACCGGGGCCTTTCGCATTTCAAGGAGAACCGCATGACCCGCATCACCTTCGCATCCAACTGGGAGGACCGTGCCGGCACCAAGTACGCCGGTGGCGACACCGCCAACATCGACCCACCCACCGCCCGCGACCTCATCGCCCGCGGCAAGGCCCGCGCCGCGCTCGCCGCCGAACCCCCCGCGCCCGCAGCCGAACACGCCGCGTCGACGCCTGAGCCCACCACCGAAGCGGAGCCGACCGGCCCCGTCCAGAGCGCCCAGGTGAAGAGCCGGGGCAAGACCAAGGAGGTACCCGCAGATGGGTAAGAATCTCTCAAACGTCCGCGTCTACGGCGATCTCGACACCGAGGCCTACTTCGCTCCGAAGGGGTCGACACTGCCCGTGACCCTCACGGAGCCCGAAGCACCGTTCAATTCGGTCGGGTGGCTGTCGGAGGACGGCATCGATCTCGACCTGACGGCCGAGGTCACGAAGTTCAAGGGCATGCAGGGCGGCACCACGATCCGCACGAAGGTCGTCAGCTCCGAGAAGAGCTTCAAGGTGCAGTGCCTCGAGGAGAGCCCGCTCGTCACCGCAATGTTCTACGGCCACGGCGCCCCGACCGTCACCGGTACCGGGGCGAGCGCCGTCGCCCGAATCGACCTGCCCGAGGCGATCCCGATGGTGGAACGCAGCGCGGTGATCCGATTCGTCGACAACGGCATCGAGAAGTTCCTCTGCTGCGATCTGGTGCAGGCCACCGAGCGCGGCACGGTGCCGCACAAGAACACCGACATGACGGTGTACGAGATCACCTTCGAGATCATCGGCGACTGCTACATCCTCACGAACTCGCCCGCCTACCTCGAAGCGGGCGACGAGACGCCGTAACGACCGGGTGGCGCGGTGCTTGGTGGGTTCCCGCCGCGCCACCCCACGACCCGGAACCCACCAGCACGACACCAACAAGGAGAACCCATCATGCCCGAGATCCCCGCCGGCGCGAAGCAGCCGCAGGACCGCAAGAAGAAGCTGAAGAAGAACCAGTACGAGTGGCGCGGCCGCGTCTACGACATCGACGAGAACGGCCTCGACGACCTCGACGTGATCGAGGCGCTCGACAACCAGCAGATGACGTTCGTCGCGCGCCAGCTGCTCGGCGTCGACCAGTACCAGACGCTCCGTGAGCACATCGTCGAGGAGACGGGCCGCGCGAGCGGCAAGGTGTTCGGCGAGTTCATCAAGGGCCTGCTCGAGCACCTCTCCGCGGGAAACTGATCCTGCTCCTGCGCGTGCTCCGGGACTGCCCGGACCGACTCGAGGCGGACCTGCGGCGCGTGTACCCGGGGGTCCGCCTCGACGATCTATGGACCGGCGCCGAGCGCCCGCGGGCGATCGCGAACATGACCGCGCACCTCCCGCGTGGCAGCGCGGTCTGGGAATACTACGGCGGCCAACGCGCGATCACGGCGGAGACGGAGTCGCTGTGGCTCGTCGAGCACGCCACGATCGCCGTCGCCTCGGCGAAGCCCGACCGGGTGAAGCCCAGACCGTACCCGCTCGGCGTGCGCGAGCAGGAGCGACAGCAGCAGTACACCACCTCCCAGGCCGACGCCTGGCGCAGGAAGCAGCAGGCACGTCTCGACGCGGCATCTGCGGACGGCTGACGGGGTGCCCCGAACTCTAGGAGGGAGGGGCGCCCATGTCTTCCGGTCCCAGTCTCGGCGTCGCCTATCTGACCATCATGCCCTCGATGAAGGGCTCGGCCGCGATCATCGAGAAGGAGCTCGGCGGCGTCTCGACCACCGCCATCGGAGGGAAGCTCGGCCGTCAGCTCACCGGTGGCATGAAGACTGTCGCCACCGCCGCGATGGCCGGCGTAGGGGTCGCCGCCGGGGCCGCGTTCGTGAAGGGGTTCGGCCGCCTCCGCGCGATCGACGACGCCAAGGCGAAGCTGAGGGGTCTCGGCAACGACGCGAAGACCATCGAGCTCGTCATGAAGAACGCCGGCGCCTCGGTGAAGGGCACCGCGTACGGGCTCGACGCCGCGGCGACCGCGGCCGCCGGCGCGATGGCTGCCGGCATCAAGCCTGGCCGCGAGCTTGAGCGGAACCTGAAGCTCGTCGCCGATGCGGCGACGATCGCGGGCACCGACATGGGGTCGATGGGTGCGATCTTCAACAAGGTCGCGGCGTCCAACAAGGTGCAGATGGACGTCATCAACCAGCTGCACGACGCCGGCGTACCCGCGCTCTCATTCCTGGCGAAGACGATGGGCGTCACCGCCGAGGAAGCCTCGAAGCTCGCCTCGAAGGGGCAGATCGACTTCGCGACCTTCCAGCGCGCGATGGAGGAAGGACTCGGCGGCGCCGCACTCTCCTCTGGCGAAACCTTCACCGGCGCCCTGGCGAACGTCTTCGCCGCGCTCGGCCGCATCGGCGCCGGCATCATGGGCGGCGTCTTCCCCCAGATCGCGCCCCTGTTCCAGCGCATCCAAGAAGCACTCGCCCCGCTCGAAGAGCGAGCGGCCGCGCTCGGCACCGTAATCGGAGAGCGCGTCACTCCCGTCCTCGAGCAGGCGATGGGCCTCCTCGAAGGCGGCACCGGGCAGCTGTCGTCGATGACGAACGTGCTGGGCCCCGTCATCGGCGCGTTCGTCGCGCTGGGCGCCTCCGGCCTCGCTCCGCTGCTGCGGGTGATCCCCGGGCTCGGGGGCCTCGCGGGCATGCTGACTACCCTCGGCGGGCCGCTCGGCCTCGTCGCGGGCGCGTTCCTCGGCATGGTCGCCACCTCGCCCGAACTGCAGGCCGCCCTGGGCGGGCTCCTGGGCGCGGTCGGTGGGCTCGCCCAGTCACTCGCCCCGGCGCTCTCGCAGATCGCGACCATCCTCACCGGAGCCCTCACCGTGGGGCTCGGGTGGCTCGCAGACGGGCTGACCGTCGCGGTCGGGTGGCTGAGCTCGTTCCTCACGGCGATCGCCCCCTACAGCGACTTGCTGATCTCGGTCGGGATCGGCGTGGGCGCCGTGGTGCTCGCGTTCAAGGCGTGGACGCTCGCGGGCAACACGCTGAAAGCCGCGATGGCGATCTGGAAGGCCGCGCAGCTCGGGTGGACCGCAGCCTCCTACGGGGCCGCCGGCGCATCCTACGCTGCGACGGCCGCCACGAAGGGCCAGGCGATCGCGACGAACGTCGCCGCCGGCGCGCAGAAGGCGCTCAACCTCGTCATGCGAGCGAACCCCCTCGGACTGATCCTCACGGCCATCACGGCCGTCGTGGGCGCGCTGACGTGGTTCTTCACGCAGACCGACACCGGCAAGGCGATCTGGGCGGAGTTCACCCGCTTCCTCCGAGAGGCGTGGGCGAACATCTCGAGCTTCTTCCAGGCCGTCTGGGAGAACGTGCTCAAGCCCGTGTTCGAGGGCATCGGGCAAGTGCTCGGGTTCGTGTGGAACTCGATCCTCAAGCCCGTGTTCGACGGAATCGCGGCCGCTGCGACATGGGTGTTTCAGAACATCCTGGTGCCTGCGTTCGAGGTCGCGCAGTTCGCGTTCGCCGTGCTCGGGGGCATCTTCCAGGGCATCTGGGAGGCGATCCTCAAGCCGGTGTTCGACGCGATCGGCGCCGTGTTCCAGTGGCTCTACAACAACATCGTGGTCCCGGTGATCGCCGGGATCCAAGCCTATGTGCGCCTGTGGGGTGCGATCTTCAGCTGGCTGTGGACCACGATCCTGAAGCCGGTTTTCGACGCCATCGCGAAGATCTTCAACTGGATCTGGACGAACGTCATCTCGCCGGTGATCACGTGGATCCAGGACAAGCTCGGCCTGCTCGGCCTCGGGTTCCAGCTGATGTGGACCAACTACGTGAAGCCCGCCCTCGACGCGATCGCCCAGATCTTCAACTGGATCTGGACGAACGTCATCTCGCCGGTGATCACGTGGATCCAGGACAAGCTCCGTCTGCTCGGCCTCGGGTTCGAGATCATGTGGGGCGTCGTCCGCCAGGTCTGGGACAACGTCACCGGCAAGATCCAGGCCGGCTGGAACGTCGTCAAGGGCGTCATCGACACGATGTCTCGCATCGTGCGCACCGACCCCAAGAAGGCGTTCGAGGCGGCCCGCGACGCGGTCGGCACAGCGTGGGCCGGGATCCAGGATCTCGCCAAGAAGCCGGTACGGTTCGTGATCGAGACGGTCATCAACGGGCTCATCGGCACGATCAACAAGATCCCCGGCGTCAACATCCCGAAGGTGCCGCTGCCTCCGGGCTTCGCTCGAGGCGGCATCCTCCCCGGCACGTCTCGCATGTCGGACGGGGATGATCAGCTCATCATGGCCCGCCGTGGCGAGGGCATGATGGTGTCGGAGGCGCTGCGCACCTCTGCGGATCGGGCCGCCTTCCTGGCGGCGAATGACGCCGGCCGGCGCGGCGTCGGGTTCGCTTCGATGCTCCAGGGCCTCGCTCGGGGCGGCCTCGTGAACCCGCTTCCGAAGGGCTCCTACTCTGTGTCGCAGCCATACCACGGCGGGCACAACGGCATCGATCTTGCAGCCCCCTCGGGGACGAAGATCATGGCGGCCGCCACCGGCACCGTGGGACTCGCGAGCTCCGTCCCGATGGGCGGGAACGAGGTCTACGTTCAGCACGCGAGCGGCTTGGGGACGCGGTACTCGCACCTCTCGAGGTTCGCAGCCACCGCGGGCCAGACCGTGCGCCAGGGGCAGACCATCGGCTACGTCGGATCCACCGGCATGTCGACCGGTCCCCACCTGCACTACATGGTGCACAGCCCCGGCGGCGGGGGTGGGAACTACGGCAACCACGTGAACCCCGCCCCCTACCTCGGCGTGTTCTCGAACGGGTTCAACCCGCTCGTCGACCTCGTCGAGGGGATCGCGAAGTGGGCCACCGAGAAGTTCACCTCGGCGTTCCCCGGCGCCGACATGTGGGTGCAGGCTGCCGGCGGCATGATGCGGCAGGGCGTCGAACAGGCGATCGCCTGGGCGAAGTCGAAGATCGGTCTCGACGACATCGGGACAACGCTCTACGACACCGGTGGGTTCCTGCCCCCGGGCATCTCGCTCGTCGAGAACCGAACCGGCCGCCCCGAGCCGATCCTCACCGGGTCGCAGTGGGACGTGATGCGCCGCGCCGCGGAGCCGCACGAACGGTTCCCCCGCGAGGTGGTGCTGAAGGTTCGCGATCGCGAGTTCGAGGCCTACATCGAGGATCTCGCCGACGAGCGGATAGAAGGAGCCGCCTCTGCGGCGTCACCGCGCAGCCTGAACGACCGCCTCGGCGTGGGCGTCTAGTGAGCGGGCGTCGATGCATCAGCATCGGCGCCCGCTCGGCAATCGAGAGGAGACCGTGATGGTGGACTACTGGGGGCCGGCGGACGCCCGCAACAACCAGCTGATGGTGTCGATCACGTGGTCGCAGAACGCGGCCGCGAACACGACCACGGTGCGCTGCGTCTACTACCTCGTGGTGTCGCAGTGGGTGGCGTCGTCGGCGATGCAGCTGGGCTACACGATCGCCGGCGGCGGTGCGACGGTGTTCAACGGGTACGCCCAGTACGCGGCGGGCACGCACGTCGTCATGGACTACTCGCGCACCATCGTGCACAACGCGAATGGCGACGCGTCGGTGACGGTCACCGGCTACGTCTACGACGCGATCAACGCGTACATCAACGTGCCGGTCACGGTCACGAACCTCACCCTGCCGCGGATCCCGCCCCCGGTGGTGCCACCGGCCCCGCCCGGGGCCCCGGTGCTGTCGGTGGCGCGCAACAGCGACACCCAGCACACGCTCTCCTGGTCGCGGCCGGGAACGGCGGCGACGCGAGCGATCGTGCAGCGCCGCGAGAACTCGGGCGCGTGGACCCAGATCGCCTCCCTATCGGGCGATCCCGCATCCTACGTGGACCGGGCGACGAAGGCGAACCGCCGCTACGACTACCGCGTGATCCGCTCGAACACGGGCGGCTCCTCGGCCTGGTCGGGCACGGTCACCGTGTACACGACGCCGGCGGTTCCGACTGGGATCTCGGCGACGCGCACCACGGGCGGCATCCGCGTCGACGCGACGTCGAAGCCGCCCTACGCGGCCTCCTACGATGTCGCGGACGGCGACACCGTCGTGGCGTCGGGCGTCGCGCTGCCGTGGGTGCACGAGAACCCGAACGCTGCCCTGCCGCACACCTACAAGGTGCGCGCGAAGCGCGGCGCTCTCGTCTCGACATGGTCGGCGGCATCTCCCACGGTGCAGCTCACCGCACCCCCGAACGCTCCCGGCAACCTCACCCCGAATGGTGCGCTCGTCTCTTCGGAGGCGCAGGGCGTGCTCGGGTGGCGGCACAATCCGGCCGACGCGTCCGAGCAGACCCGCGCCCAGGTCCAGATGCGCCGCCCCGGCGGCGCATGGAGCTCGGCCGAGTTCGCGAGCTCGGCGCAGTCGAAGACGTGGCCGACCGCGGCCGAGATGCTCGACGAGTTCGGGATGGGCGGCGACGGCCTCGGCCTCATCGAGTGGCAGGTGCGCACCAAGGGCGCCCACCCCGACTGGGGTGCGTGGTCTGCGGTCGCGACCGCCGACGTCGCCGCACCGCCGGTCGTCACGATCACCTCACCCGAGGATCCCCTCGACTCCGCCTACTGCGTGGTCTCCTGGCTGCACTTCCAGTCCGAGGGCCGCCCCCAGTCGGCGTGGGAAGCGATCCTGCTCGATGAGGAGGGCGCGGAACTCGAGCGCCGCTCCGGTGACGGGGCGACCTCGTCTGTGACGATGCGGTACCGCCTCGAGGACCAGCACACCTACCGGGTGACCGTGCGCACCGCAGTCGGCCCGATCTGGTCCGCCCCGGTGTCGACCGACTTCGCCGCCGAGTTCGTGCCGCCGGCACCGCCGCGCGTGCTCGCCGAATGGCGGGAGGAGCTCGGCTGCGTGCAGCTGGTCGTCGGTGAGGGCGACCCGGGGGAGGAGCTGCGGGAGACGATCGCGGTCGACGTTCTGCGCTCGATCGACGGCGGCGTGACCTGGGAGGCGATCCTCGAGCAGGCCGACCCGAACCTCCTCTTCGACGACTGGGAGTCTCTCACCGCGGGGCTGACGACCTACCGGGCGATTGCCTATGCGGAGACGGGCGCCTCGGCGACGACCGACTACGTAGCCCGGGCGGACTCGCCTGCGCTGTGGCTCTCGGGCGGCATCGGCTTCGCCACCGCCGCCCGACTGCCCTACAACCCCGCGATCAAGGTGGATGCTTCCCGTGCCCGCTCGGTGCAGCGGTACGAGGGGCGGGCCCTCGGAGTGCCGTACGCCGGCGAGCAGCTCACCCGCACCGTCGACGCATCAGGAGCGCTGCTCGAGGACGACCCGGACAACCCCTCGATTGACCGCATGATCGAGCTCGCGCAAACGATCGAGCCGGTTCACCTCTACCGCGACCCGGACGGGCGCCGCATCTACGGCGTGATCGGCTCGATATCTCTCCCGCGTGAGACCGGCGCCTCAGATGGTGCCGTGTGGCGGTGGAGCTTCCAACTCGAGGAGACCGACCGGGGGTGGTGAGCATGGACCCGATCTGGGCCGGGCCTCGCCGCCCCCGCTGGCGGTACCTTCTCCTCGACGAGACCGACCAACCCCTGCGCGCCGTCGATGGCGTGGACGGTGGCTCCTGCGAGGTGGCAGCCACGACCCGTCTCGGCGGCTCCGCGTCACTCACGATCGATGAGCGCGGGCAGAGCATCGACTGGATGCGGCACCGCGTCCAGATCACCTACGACCCCGGCATCTCCGGCGCCGACCCCTGGCCAATCGCCACGATGCTGTTCACCTCCCCACGCACCGTCACCCGAGACGACCGGACAACCCACACCGTCGACCTGCTCTCCAAGATGGCCGTCGTCGACGAGGACACCGTCGAAACCCGCTACAGCCTCCCCGCCGGTACCCCGATCATCCCCACCGTCGTCGCCCTCATTGAGTCCACTGGCGAGACCCGCATCGCCACCACCGACTCCGACACCGCGCTCGCCGCCGCGATGGTGTGGGATGCGGGCACGTCGAAGCTCACGATCATCAACGACCTGCTGGGCGCGGCCGGCTACTGGTCGCTGTGGTGTGACGGCGGCGGCCAGTACCGCGTCGAGCCATACGTGCTGCCTGCCGAGCGGCCGCTCGCGGGCGAGTTCGCCGCGGGCGAGTTCGCGATCCATCAGCCGGGCTGGGAGCGCGAGCAGGATCTCGCATCGGTCCCGAACCGGTTCGTGGTGGTCGGGCAGGGCGACGACGAAGAGCCGGCACTTGCGGCGGTCGCGACGAACGAGGATCCCGAGTCGCGATTCTCATTCCAGGCGCGGGGCCGGTGGATCACCCGCACCGAGACCGGCGTTGAGGGCACGCAGGACGTGCTCAATGCGCTCGCGCAGCGCCGCCTCATCGATGCGATGTCACCGGTCGCGAAGCTCGCCGTGACGCACGCGATCGTACCGCTCAACCCGAACGACCTCATCGAGTTCCGCGGCCGCGGGCATACCGCCCGCGCGACCATCCAGAAGATGAGATTCGATCTCCGCTATGACGCGCAGTGCCGTGCGGAATGGAGAGAGCTGTGAACGCGATGACCGACCGCCTGCTGCAGCCCCTCGTCGATCGCATCGTCGACCTCGCCGCGCAGCTGCGCGCGACCCCACGCACCGAGTGGGGCGTCGTCGCCGAGGTCGACCCGCTCCGTGTCCGCCTCGACGGCGACCTCGACCCGCTCGCCGGCACGCCGGCGTCGGTGCTCCGCGAGCACGCGGTCGGCGACCGCGTGCTCTGCCTGATCCAATCCCGCCGCGTCACCATCGTCGGCCGCGGCTCCGGCCCCCGCCGTTCCGGCACGATCGTTGTCCCCACCGGCGCGCTCACTCAGGCCGGAACATCGCAGATCTGGGCCACAACGCTCGATGTGGCGGTGCCCGCGGTTGCTCCTCCCGGCACGATGATCCGCATGACGGCGCTCGCGATCGGCACTGGTTACGGTCACTTCTCGCAGGTCAACCAAACGCCCGGTCTGAGCACCACCAACGTGCGGGTCCGATTCACCCAGGTCGCGTCATCCACTCAGCAGAACCTCCTGCTGCTGTGGGAGATCGTGCCCACCACCTAGAACGGAGTCCCAATGACGAACTTCCTGCAACAGGCCCGACTCGCAGAGGACGTCGAACTGCGCTCGCGCGCGACCGCCTGCGCGGCGGGCCGAGGCGTACCCGCGCCGGCCGAGTGGACGCAGCAGCACATGTGGCAGCTCGCCACGACCCCCGGATGGTGCTGCGCCGCCAGCGACGCTGACGGGCGGAGCTCGGCGATCACCGACGCGATGATCGCCACCGCCGTCGATGACCTCATCGCCGCCGAGACCCCGCCCGACCCGCCCAGCGAAGACCCCGAGGAGAGCCCCGCCCAGTAGCGGGGCTCACCTCGTTCAGGAAGGAGCATCATCGTGCTCACCGAAGCAGATCTCGCCGCCTACGTGCAGCGCGTCCGCTACCAGTGGATCGACGTCGACAAGGTGTTCGGTGCGCAGTGCTGGGACCAGTGGTCGCACTACGCGACGAACTTCCTCGGCGTGCCGTCGTGGCCGACGTACACGAACGCCGGCGGCACCGGCCCGCACGCGGGCTGGGCCTGCAACGTCTGGCACCACTTCGAGCGATCCGGCCTCGGGCAGTGGTTCGAGAAGATCCCCGCCGGCCAAGCGCTCCGCCCGGGCGACGTCGTGATCTGGGAGCTCGGGTCGGCCTGGTACCCGCTCTCGCACATCGCGACCCTGCTCGAGGTGCTCGCGAACGGGATGCTGCGCTGCCTCACCCAGAACCCGGGCGCGGTGCAGATCGCGGATCTCATCCCGCGGGGTGTGCTCGGCGCGCTCCGCCCGAAGGCGCTCACCGTGGGCGCCTTCCACACCTCCAAGACGCCGGCGCTCGCCGCGTCGCAGAAACTCGCGGCGTTCCACCGCGCTCGCCGCCTCCGGAAAGGACGCAACACCATGTTCATCGTGCTCGAGAAGAACGCCCGCCAGGACGGGTCGCCTGCCTACGCCACCTTCACCGAAGGCGTCGAGGGCTCGTGGACCGAGATGGATACCAGCGACATGCAGGGCATGGCCGCCAACGCGCTCGCCACCCAGTACGGACAGCCGATGTCGTGCACCCTGCCGTTCTGGAAGCGCATGAAGCTGAAGCACTGCACCCCCGACGAGCGCGCAGCGCTCAAGAAGGCCGGCTGGTGAACACGATCGCGACCGCGCTCGCCGCAGCTGGGTTCGCGCTGCTCGTGCTCGCGGCGATCACCGCGACCGTGTGGGCGCGCGAGCACGGCGCACAGCCTGCCCGCGTCGTGGCGGGGTGGGTGCGGGCACGCTGGCTGCGCCTCGTCCCCGAACCCCGCTACGCGTCCACGGTGTACGCCTGCGCCTACGCCCTGTTCGTCGCGACGGGGGTGGTGACGCTCGCTTGGCCGCCGCAATCGCTCGAAGGCGTGTTCGGTGCCGGCGGCATGACCGTCGTCGGCCTGATGTTCCTCGTCGGCGGCGCGCTCGGCATGCTCGCGGGCTGGCGGGAATGGTGGGAGCTCGAACGGTGGGCGATCGTCGCGATGGTCGCCGGTCTCGCCGCGTACGCGTACATCGTGATCGTGCTCCACTTCCAGTCCACCGGGTCGCGACTCACCCAGGCCGGCGTAATCCTCATCGCCTCCTGCGTGCTCGCGCTCCGCCTCGGGATGATCTGGCGGTACCCGTTCAAGCCGAGGGGGTAGCCGGTGGGAATCATCGACAGCCCCGACAAGCTCTGGTACACCCTCGCGGGCGCCCTCCTCGTGTGGCTCGGCCGCATCCTCGCCAACCGCATCCAACAGTCCACCGAGCAGCGCCGCCAGCAAGTCGACGCGCACGCCGCGGCGCTCACTGAGAACCGCAAGCTCAAGGAGAGCCTGCACGCGCACCGCGTCGAGATGCTCAAGACCGGCACCTGGACCCAAGACACCCTGCCCCCCTTCATGAAGGAGTAACCCCATGACCACCCAGACCAAGACCGATCGCAAGAACCAGGACCGGCGCACGATCATGGCCGCCCTGATCGCTGTGCTCGTCGCCCGCCTCGTCGCACAGATCCCGGCGCTGGCCGCCGCGCTTGCGTGGGTCGACGGCGTGATCGCGGAGGCCGGCATCGTGTCGGTGCCGGCGCTCGCGCTGCTGCAGGCGATCGTGATCGCCCTCGTGATCCTCGCCTACCAGCGGCTCGCGCAGTGGCTCGGCGATCGCTGGCCGGCCGTCGAGCGCATCATGCTCGGATCCGACGCCCGCCCGCACTACGTGCCCCGCTACGCCGCCGACTGACCCATCAACGAACTGCGCCCCCGCTGCTCCTCACGGAGCAGCGGGGGCGCCTATCTGTTTGAGTAGCGATTAGATGCGCTGTTCGTTTTGGTATGGAAGCAGCTTGTGGTAGTTAATAGGTGTACTGTTTCGAGCGGGTCAGGTGGGTCAGGGTGGCATTTGTTTCCGTCAGGCCAGTCGGAATCCGCTCCATGAGAGAGATATCCACGGGCCTTCGTGCTTCGAACCATTGGCATGATCCGGCGATTCCTGAGTATCATGATGAGTTGCGAGCTCTGATCCGGCGTGACTTGGACACAGACCTTCCGGAGGCCGACTACGTGGACGCGATCGGCGCGATCAGTGACTTCTGCCAGGCTGCCAAAGCTGGGCGTCTCCGAGTAGGAGATACCCCCCGATTTCCGGTGCGAGTTGTTGGCAGTGACATCCTCGAGATGAGGCCCTTGTTCGACCCTCCCTCTAAGAGTAGTCGTCTGGTACGCATGTACTATGCTGAGCCAACAGACGACGAAGATTGTCTGTTAGCTCTTCATCTGGCAACAAAAGCAAATGGGGAGAGTGGTGTTGCCGAGCAGCAGATTCAGATTGAGCGCGCTACCCAACGCGCCAACGCATGGTCAGTTCAGTTCACGTTGGAGAAGAGGAGGCCCTAGATGGACAACTTAATTCTCGATCTGCTGGGGGAGTCGTCGGTTGACCGCTCTTCCATCGAACTCGCCGCCAAAAACCACCGTTCCCAGCGTCACCTGATCGAAGGGCTTGCGAACGCTCTTAAGGTTGCTGGAGTCTCGATTTCTTCTGTTGCAGAGAAGATGGGTGAGTCGGAACACCTGGTCTGCCAATGGCTGGATGGAGATCGAGACCTGACTCTCTCGCAGTTACGCAAGTTTGCCAACTCCATTGATGCCTTCGTGGATTACAGGGTGACTTCGCTTTCGGAATCCGCGGACCGGAAATTCAAGACCATGACTTCCTCGCATGCCTCGAATAATTGGGTGGAATGGGAGCCGGGCCCCGATCATAGGCCGGCTGAGATGATCGGTGGTCTGGGGTGAGTGACACTTCCGGACGTCACGTCGAACTCCGGAGGATCGAAGTGTTCCATTCGGACGTGGAGGAGTCAGAAGAAGTTCGGTTCGGTCTTGAATGGCATCTCGACGTGATTGCTTACACCGATTCGGGAAACATCATCGTCAGTTCTTATCTGCGGGTAGTGGAGAAGGAAGGGTTCGCCCAGACGCTTAGCCAGGCTGTCCTTCTGTCCGAAAAGATGGGGTGGGACCTAGACGACTGGCCTGAGGAAAGATTCCGGGATTGGGTGAGAGTTCATGTTGCGGAGGATCTGTACGACCTTTCGCGACGTGCGATCCAAAGTCAGGCAGCTCAGATGGACTTTCAGTTCAATCTAGAATTGTCATCGCCGGATGACGTTGAAGTGCACGAGGTGCGCTTCGAGAGTCAGGATTCATCGGAGTAGTAGCTGCAATCCACTCGCCAGGACACCCTGTGTGATTAACGCCAACCCGTACCTTCCGAGGGCTATGTGGCGTTGATCTCTCATGGCATCTGGTCTAACGCTCTGCGCCCCGCTGCTCTTATGTTCTAGTGGGGTGTTTGCTTGGTTCGAGCGCGGGAGTTACCTGCGCGCGAAAGGTCGATATGGTTTCCTCATGTTCCCTCAGGGCTCGATAGCCAGTGTCGCGGATGCGGCAATTGTCGCCACATTCTTCCAAGATTTTCTGGCGTGGTTTACCGCAATAGCGGCATTATTATCAGCCTTCGCGACCGTCGTCGCCTCTGCGGTAGCTGCTGCAGTGGCGTGGTTGGGGTTCAAACTAAGTAAGCAGACCCACGAACTGCAGCGGGAAGTCCAGGAGCAACGACGGGAGAGAGAAGTTCAAGCTGAGAATCTTCGACTTGAACAAGAGCAGAGGGTGCAAGAACGGCGCGAGAACGGGATGCGCGCCATGGAAGCAAGGCGCCAAGAAAGCGAACTCGAGGGTGACTCCATTGCCGGGCCGCATGCGTGGTTCGTGATGGAAGCTCTTGACTCAAGCGGCACGAGATTCTCGCTTAGAAACACTGGTGACCGTGACGCCGCAAATCTGGGGCTGAGTGACGCTTCACAGGGGTGTGAGGGAGAGTGGCGTTTTTACCCCGATGCTCACGTGACTGGCCTGGCTGCCGGAGAAAGCGTGGAGGTGCTTGTGCCGTCATGGGACGACGGCCGATTGGGGCAGATGGCGAAGCTTTCCTGGGGAGAGCGGGATCAACCGCATTTCCCTGACTCGGCGTATCGCGAGCAGTTCCTGCTTATCGAACGACCATCCGAAGCATAGGTCACGGTTGGGGTTCTTGGAGCCAGTGTTGCTCATTCCGTCTCTCTTCAGTGGAGTACTGGCGCCTCAGTAGCACTGGCAGTGAGCGCGTGTGAGATCTCCTCGCTCTCGAGCTGAACGCGCTCGACGAGTTCGGCGTCGCCGGGCTGCTCGGGATCAAGCCAGTCGTCGTGCTCGTCGCGTGGGAGAACGAGCGGCATCCGCGGCCAGTACTCGGCCGCCTCGCTGCCAGCGGGGGCGTCGCGGGTGACCATCGAGTACGTTGTGAGTTCACCGTCGTCGGTGGTGACGGTGGAGGTGACCGCGGCGATCCCGAACTGCTCACCATCGGGAAGCTGGAAGCGGCCCTTCTTCTCGACGTACCACGTCGCCGGCAGCAGCGCGCGGCGCTGGAACGGACGCTTCCACGAGCGCAACAGCCGGTCGTCGCGAGAGTTGAACGCGGAGAACTTCACCGGCCCGCTGCCGTCGAGCCAGAGCCACCACCACGCGAACACGAGCTCACGATCACCACCTCCGGCTCTGATGATGGGGTTCAGGTTGCGGGCCTTCGATCCCGTGATCGCGGCCCTGCCGTCGCGGCCCTGTGCCCACTCCGCGATCGCACGCTCGGACTCGCGCTGGTCGAGCGGGCGGAGGGGGTCACGCGGCTCTTCGCCAGGGTGGAGGTAGCCGCCGAGCCCGTACGAGTTGCACATGCGCTCAGGCTACGCCGCCGCGCCGGCCGAAGATACCCCCTGCCCTACGAGGGCGAGGGGCTACTCCGAGCGCGACTCCTGATCGACGGCAGCGCTCGCCGCCGCGATGATGCGGCTTACCTGCATGCGGGAGAGGCGCACGGCGGCGGCGATCGCGGTCTGGGGCATCTTGGCGGCGTGGGCGTCGAGGATCGCGGCGTCGCGGGCGGCGTGGGCCTGCTCGAGGCGGTCGGCGGCGGCTGTGAGGGCGCGGGCGTGGTTGGTCATCGTCGGCCTCGGATCGCGTAGATGAGCGCGGCCACAGCAATCACCGCGGCGGCGATGGAGATGATGAGGGTGAGGGTCTGCATGAGGGGCTCCTGGTGGACGTAGGATGGAGGGGTAGGGCCCCGAGTATCTAACGGCTACTCGGGGCCCTTCTCTGTCAGTCGCGGTTGCGCCGGTTGCGCTTCGCGGTCTGCCAGAGGATGAGGGCGGTGATGAGGTTGACCAGTGCGGTGAAGAACCCGATGATCTCCATGTTTCCCTCCCTCTCTGTCGGGGTATCTCCCCAACGTCTCTAGTGTAACATCATGTGGCACTAGAGTGCAACATGATGTTACGCAGTGGGGGTCGATCCGATCACGACAGGCTGCGCTTCTCGACGGGTTTGTGTCGCTGATCCCAGGATCGCCAAGTCACCGCGGCCGCCATCTGCACGCTCGGGAAGTATCCGACGAGCGCGCGATCGTCAGGGTTCTCATCGCCGGTCACGGATCGCCACAGCAGCGCGGACGGTCGCCCGATCCTCACGCGACGGATGATCGCGACCCGGATCGAGCCGTCGTACATCCACGCCTCTTCATCGTTGATGCGCGTCAGCGTCATCATCGGGCTCCACGGCATTCCTCCCATGCGGGCGAGAGTAGCCGCGACCCCCGACATCAGACCCGACGCACGCTGAGCATCTGCCACCCAGCGGGCACCGCGGCCCGCAGCTCGGCGTAGCTCGATCCCTCGACCTCTCGCGTTGCGTCGCGCCGCGCGTAGGTGCCGAGCGCGGTGATGGCGGTCTCGCCCTTCTTCATGGTGACCGGGGCCTGCACGAGCACGAACCCTTCTGGGCGGTTCTTCTCGAGCTGCTCCTGCACCTCGGGGAGCCCTTCTCCCTTCACCTCGATGGCGACCGATTCGACCTGGCGGATTGTGGCGAGCAACATGATCCGAGACTACCGCGCGCGTGGGGCAAACGTGGGGCAGAGGGGGACTGTAATAGGCGGTAGTGCGCTGCCCCACGCGGTGACCCTGGACCCCCGAGATTGGCGTGTTGATGCGGGTCCAGGCGGTGCGCGGTGGTGCACCGCACTGCACTGTAATCGACGGTGATGGGCCTGATAGCGTTCGCAATGAGAAGGTCAGGGGTTCGATTCCCCTCAGATCCACCCAATCGGACGTACTAGAACCGCTGACTTCGGTAGATGTTGGTTCGGGTACGAGGGCGGCGAACGGCTCAGCGAGCCGGATCGTCGCCCTTTCGTCTTCGCTGATCTCGATGCCGTTGGTCAGTGCTTGGTTGGCCAGGCGCTTGCCTTGGTCGTCGGTGCGGGCGTAGAGGGTGGCGCAGTCGACCAGCAGGCTGAGCGCGGTGCTCAGTTGCTTGCGTGATCCCTCGTGCTGGTCGTGCTCGGTCGCGAGCCTGCGGTCGATGTCCGCAAGGCCGGTGCGGATGCGGTCTTGGTGACGCTTGAGGGTCTCCAAGTCGATCGCGTCGGCGAAGTGCGCGGCGAGCAGCTTGTCGCTCTCGTTCTGGAGGCGCTGACGGTTCGCGGTCAGTTCGGCCAGTTCGTCAGAGCGGGAGGCGAGGCGTTCATCGAACGCGGCCTCGACCTGTGCCGCGAGCGCGGCGTAATCCTCTTCGGTGATCGCGATCTCGCGGTAGCAGTCAGCAACGAGTTGCTCGGCGATCCCAACCGGCACCGCGCGGCGGGTGCAGCTCTTCCGCTTCGAGGCTCGCCCGGAGCAGACGTAGTAGGCGTAGCGGACGCCCTGACGGTTGGCCGGGAAGTCCAGCTGCATCCGCGACCCGCACGACCCGCAGAACAGCGAGCCTTTCAGGTAGTGGTCGTGGGTGCGTCGCCGTTCGGAGGCTTTCTTGCGCGAGTCGAGCAACCGTTGCACCTGTTGCCAGGTCTCGACATCGACCAACGGCTCGTGCGTGCCGGTCTGTTCCGCGCCTTTGTAGCGGACGATCCCGATGTAGTACGGGTTGCGCAGCAGATCGAAGAACGTCGAGCGCCCAACCGGGCCCGAGGGTCGCTTCGGGGTCGGCACGCTGGTCAGCCCGCGCGCGGTCACGTCCGCGAGCAGATCAACGACGGTGCGTTCCCCGGCGGCGTACTGCTCGAACACCCACCGCACCAGCGGTGCGCGTTCGGCGTCGATCTCGACGGTGCGGTACTCGCGGCCCTGCTCATCACGCTTGCGGACGTTGAGGTAGCCGATCGGGGCGCGCATCGGGGTGCCGCCGGTCTCGAACTTCTGCGTCAACCCCTTGGTGACCTCAGTGGCGAGATTCTTGGAGTAGAACTCCGCGATGGACGACATGATGCCGTGCAGCAGCATCCCCGAGGGCGTCTCGTCGATGTTCTCCGTCGCCGATACCAACGTCACGCCCGCCTCGACCAGACGACGATGAATCTCCACATCATCGAGCCGGTTCCGGGCGAGGCGGTCGACCTTGTGCACGATGCAGTAGGTCACCTGATGGGTGGCGATGTACTCCAGCATCCGTTGCAGGTCGGGCCGGTCGGCGGAGCGTGCGGACTCCCCGGCGTCCACGAACTCGGCCACGATCCGGGCGCCGAGGTCTTCTGCCTTGCGAGCGTTCGCCTGACGTTGGGCGGGGATCGAGAATCCCTCGTCACGCCCGCCCTTGGACGCCTGCTCCTTGGTCGAGACCCGCTGATAGGTCACCGCCGTCAACAGCGGCGCGGTGCCGGTCTCCGTCATAGGCATCGTCAGAGTCATGGTCGTCTCCTTGCTCGTCCGCCGATGTGCAGGCGGGCGTCGAGTTCTCACTGGTGTGCTGGTCACCGATGCGACGCTGCTGCTCATCAAGCTCGTGAGCGTGGAGTTCATCCGCGATGTACAGAACCAGCGCGATCAGTCGCTTGTTGTCAGGCTTCGGGCGCAGCCGAGGTTCGGCTGAGATACGCCGACCCGTGCTCGTCACCCGGTAGTGCTTCATGTACTCCAGGTGCACGCTCGTTCCGCCGCCGCTGGATGCGTTCGTGTCGACGGGCGGCGATGAGGCGGGCGAGGCTGATGGGGCCGTAGATGAGGAACTTGAAGGTGTTGTAGATGCACAGCAGCACGATCAGGTGCAGCCAGCCGGGAGCGCCATTGTCGATGAGGGTGGTGCACCAGTAGGCGATGGCGAAGTAGACGACTGACAGCAGCATCGCTGGTGCGCCCCACTTGAGACCTCGCCGGGTGCGCAGCGCGTCGAGCAGGATGTTGGTAGGCATCCAGGTACGCAGGAACATGCGGATACGGATGCTGGTGTTCCAGATCAGTCGAAGCATGATCAAGTCCTCCCAAGCGGCGACGCCTTGATGGGATGGACTTGCCTGGGCGGTTCCCTGGCTCGTCATGCCGCCTCCACAGGGGTGACGGCCTAGTTGGTAATAAATCGCCTGCGCCTTGATCCTACCCGCTTCGGTCGGACTCGGGAAGAGCAGCCGGGGCGGGCCGTTGGGCGGTGTGCACCTGCCGCGTGGGAGGTGCGGCATGGAGCACGAGGGGCAGTTGGCGTTCGACTTCGAGGAGTTCGAGCGTGAGGAGGCCCGTGCCCGGCTGCACGAGTGGGCGGGCGCGCCGTTGCACTTCACCACGGACTACTACCCACCCGCGATGCTGGATGAGGCGTTCGCGCACTGGCGGTTCCTCAACGGTGACTTCGGTTCGTTCGGCCGCAGCCACATGTGGCATCGCAGCATCAGCGGCGGCACGGTGGAGTTCGGGGAGCACCGCGCCGAGTCGTTCACCGCCGATCTGCGTCCCGAGCCGGGCGCGGAGGGGCCGGGCGATCTGCTGACGATGGTGGTGTGCGAGCCGTGTGAGTGGCACTCGCCCGCCGGCAGCGAGAACGAGGCGGTCGAGGCGTGGCACGACCACGCCGTACCGGGGTGGCGCGAGCTGCCGGTGGTTCCGCGTCAGGTGCGGGTGCGCTCGGAAACGGGACTGACGAAGGTCGCGCTGCGGTGGATCGAACAGCGATACCCGGCGCACATGCAGGTGCCCGGCGCGCCGATCATCACCGAACGCGCACAGTACGGCACCCGGCATGTGGCCGGGTATTCGCCGTGGGGCGGCTACGACCTGTCGGCTACCGCCCTGGAGCGCCCGGCCCGCACGCAGCCGGGCCGCTCCATCCGGCGGGAAGCGGCCTGGTTCGAGTCGGCGCAGCCTGCGGCATCCGCGGCGCGGCGCGGGCGGGTGCTCGGGGACTGACCCCCACACAGGAGCGTGGGGCCGAACCGTGCTGGTTCGGCCCCACCGATGTGCGCGTAGACGTTCAGGTGATCTCGCCGGTGTCGGGGTCGAGGCTGGCGTAGAAGTCCTCCTCGGTCTGGCGGCGACGTTCGACGTCGGCGATGACGAAGGCCACGAAGTCTTCGTCGCGGTCGGTGATCGGGGTGTCCTCGATCGGTTCGGCGTCGTCCTCGCCGGGCCAGACGGTCTGGCGGGTGGGCCGGTCGCGGTCGAGGCGGGTGCCGCACGCGGCGACCCAATCGCGCAGCCGCTGCCGGGCGTCGGCGAAGTCCCGATGCCAGCCGATCGGTGCCGACCCGTTCTGCTGCGGGTCATACGCGCACAGCCAGTGCGTGTGCAACGCGCTCAGTTCCCAGTGCAGTTCCGGATGCCGGTGCCACATCGGAGGGATCACCGATGCGGGCAGGCCATAGGTGGCGCGAAGCCAGTTGACCCACTGGTTCAGCTCCAGCCACGCCGCCTCCGCGTCATCGGCGGTCAGCAGGTTCCAGTTGATCGGGCCGGGCGGCTCATCCAGCATCGGCCCGAGATCGCCGCGTGGGGGCATCGATGCCGGGTCGAGGTCGGGATCGGGCCTGTCCTCGGGCTCCTCGTCCGCCACGGGAGTGTGATCGTCGCTCATGGCTGGCTCCGTTCAGTGGCCCAGCGTCGCAGGCTCGCGTACCTGAGCGGACTGCTCAGGACGCTCGAACGCCTGGCTGCGCTCGGTGCCCATCGCTTCGCGGGCGGCACCACCGCGCGGCTCACGGTTGATGGCCAACCGGGTGGTCACCGGGTTCGGAGTGAGCGTGTCGGCCCGGAACTCCTCTCGTTCCTCGCCGGTGACGCGATCGGTGAACTTCTTGAACTGTCCGGTGGCGATGAAGTCGTCCCCCTTCTTGAACATCTCCATCGCTGCTTCGGCGGCCTTGTAGCGAATCGCGAGGTCGTGGTAAGTCCGGCCCGTGTTGGTGAACCTGCCGTCGTCCTCACGTCGCCAGTGGTCGACGCCGACACGCGCGTAGAACCTTGGCGTGCCGGTTTCCTCGCTGGTAGTCAGTCTCGGGTCGCCGGCGATGTGGCCGACCATGATGACGCCGCTCTTGATGCCCATCGCATTTCCTCCTGCCTGTTCACGCCCGCGTTCGTGCGGTCGTTCTGGCAGCTAGGTGCTCGGTCACAGCCTCCGTGGGCTCAGGTCGTGTGCCGTGCTGTCGGTGGGTACGACAGCCGCCGTCATTGCCGGGCTCCGTTGCGGGTCGGGACGCACGCCGAGCGCGGGCCGATGCGCCCGTACCGCCTCGACGGTGAGCGCCGGTTCACGCCCAGGCTCGGGTTCCGATTCGGGTCGGGAGTCGTGGTCGATGTCGTCTTGCATCGCGGCCAGTTGGGTCTCGATTCGGGCGAGGTCTTTCTCGGCGTCTGCGAGGGCCTCTGCGTGGCGGAAGGGTTGGCCGATGCGTTGCTCGGCGTCGTCGCGTTCTTGCTCGGCGCTGGTGAGGTCGTCGCGGGCTTGGTCGAGTAGCGAGGGGATGCCGGAGGCGCGGTTCTCGATGCGCTGGATGAGTCCGACGCCCCCGTCGAGGAAAGCCTGCCGGGTCATGACGAACCCGCTGCGCGGCACTCCGTCGAGTCTGACGGTCACCATAGGTTCGGCCCCGAGCGCCGGACTGGTTGAGACCGTGACGTCGAAGCCGCTGATCTTGCCGATGGCACCGTAGTCGCGGGAGGCGTAGCGGGGTGCCCATTTCAGATCGGAGTCATGCGCCCAGGCCGCGAGCGCGTGCGCGGCATCGGCACGTGAGGTGTAGGTGCGGCCACGTAGCTCGATGCGGAACTTCTCGCCGGAGGTATCGGTCACGCGCGGCAGCACCGATTCGAGGGCTTCAATGTCGGAGGCAGCGCGACGTGCGTGATCGCTGGCGCGGTCGCGGGCATGGGCGAGCATCGACTCGTTGCGGTGGTAGGCACGCTCCAGGCGACGCAGCCGTTGCACTTCGGTGTGCACGGTGGAGTGCTCCAGCAGCAGAGGGTTGCCTGAACTGATCGCTTTGGCTTCTGCGGCAGAGAGTGCGGATGAGTCGATTTCTTCGATCTCGCGGGAGTCGAGGCTGCCGCGCATGAGTTGCGCGATGAACGTGGCTTTGCGTTCGACGCCTTGCCACATGTAGGAGTCGAACGATCGCTCGGTGACGAACCGGACGATGCCGACTTCGGGATTCTGGTTGCCTTGGCGCAGGATGCGGCCCTCGCGCTGGGCGATGTCGCTCGGTCGCCACGGGCAGTCCAGGTGGTAGAGGGCGACGGCTCTGGCTTGGACGTTGGTGCCGACGCCCATCTTCTCGGTCGATCCCATCAGCACCGCGATGTGCCCGGCGCGGGCGGCGGCGAACAACCTGGCCTTGTCCACGTCGGTCTTGGCTTCGTGCATGTATCGGATCGACTCGGCGGGCATCCCGCGTGCAATGAGTTGCGCCCGGAGTTCGTCGTAGGCGTTCCACCGGGTCGGGTTCGGGGTGCCGATGTCGGAGAACACCAACTGCAACGCGCCGCGCACGGGCGACTCCTGCCCGGTGATCGGGTCGAGGTAGGTGTTGTCTTTCGTCTGTTCCCAGACCCGGTGGATGCTGTCGGCGGCCAGATCGACCTTGGACGGCCCGGAGGGGTCACGCGGCACGATCATGCGGATGTCGAGCGCGGCCTTGCGTCCATCGGTCGAGATGGTGAGCATGTTGTCTTCGCTCGGCGATACCGACCGGGCCGCGACCTTCTCGGCGCGGGTGCCGAGGGTCTCGATAAACTGTTCCAGCTCGACCGTGGGCTGGATCGCCACCGTTGCCGGGGCGCGCCTGCCGTCGTCGCGTTCAGCGAGGTCGGGAATCGGCAGTTGCAGATCCTCGGCGGTCTTCACATCCGCGAAGATCGACCAGAGCTTCAGCATCTCCGGCACGTTCTGGAACTTCGCGAACCTCGTCTTCATACGGAACGTGTTGTTGCCGGTGGGGGCCATCTCCATCTGCGTGACGGTCTGCCCGAACGTCGCCGCCCACGCATCGAACGCCCCGATCCCGGCAGCCTCCAGCAAGTCAGGGCGCAGGTACTTCTGCATCACGAACGCCTCGGTCACCGAGTTCGAAATCGGCGTCGCCGTCGCGCCGGTGACGACCCGCTCACGGCCCTGGGAGCGCAGGTACTCGAGCTTCATGTGCAGGTCGCTGGCGCGGTTGGAACCCTCGATCGCGGCGTCGGAGATGTTGGAATCGGTGGCGAGGTTCTTGTACATGTGCATCTCGTCCACGACCACGTAGTCGATGCCGGTGTCCTCAAAACACACCCCGGCATCCCGATCTGTGTCGATGCGGGCCTTGACCTTGTTCTCCAGTTGCAGCAGCTTGCGCTGGATGCGCTTGACGCTCATCGCGTTCTCACCCGTCGCGGTGGCGAGCACCTCCCGCATCTCGTCCACCTGGGCTTGGATGTACGCCTGCTGAGTCTCGGCGCGCAGCGGAATCTTCTCGAACGCGCCCTGCGTCACCAGGACGCCATCCCACTCGTTCGCCGACGCCCGCGCGACGAACAGGCGGCGCTTGTCGGCGGTGAGGTCTTTGCTGGACGCGGCGAGAATCCGGGCCTGCGGATAGATTTGCAGCCACTCGCGGGAGAACTGTTCGAGCATGTGGTTCGGAATCACGAGCACGGGCTTGTCGATGAGCCCCATGCGGCGCATCTCCATGACGCCCATGATCATTTCCGCCGTCTTGCCCGCTCCGACCTCGTGGAACAGCCCGGCGGAGGGTTCGGCGATCATGCGCGCGACGGCGGAGCGCTGGTGCGGGCGCGGGGTGAAGTTCTCCGCCAGACCCGGCAGGCTCAGGTACTCGCCCGCGTCGGTGTAATCCCTGAGCACGATGGAGTTGAAGCGCCGGTTGTACTCAGTCACGAGCGTGTGGGCGCGTTCGGGGTCTTCGAACACCCACTCGGAGAACCGCTCTTGCAGGGCATCGGCTTTCTCCTGCGCGGCGGTGGTCTCCAGCGGGTTGAGCACGCGACGCTTCTTGCCGTCGACGTCCTCGATCTCGTCGTAGACGAGCAGGGTGCGCTGTTCCATGATCGCCTGGGCGATGTCCGGGGCGGGGCGGCGTTCGGTGCCCCACTCGCTGGTGGCCAGCAGCCCTTGACGGCCTCCGCGCACTTCCCACATGCCCGGCAGCGGGTTCTCCACGTTCACTTCGCGGGTGCGCAGCAGCTCGTTCAGGAACTGCGCGTGCACCTCGGCGCTGATCCACACCGCACCCATCCGGGCGCTGATCTCCTGCACACCGAGCGATTCGGGCACGACCTCGGTCAGCGCGTCCACGTTCGCCTGAAACTCAGGTTCGTCGGCAGCGCGCGCCGTGGCCTGCTCCAGTTTCACGCGCACATCGCCGGAGAGGTACGCGGGGGCGTGGATGAGTTCGTCGGTGACCGGATCGGTGAACACCAGCCCGGTCAGCGAGGCACGGGCCTCAGCCTCGCCCATGCCGAGCATGTCGGCGATCAGCGGCAAGTCGATGCCCCCGCTGCGGTCGAGGCTGACCGCGATCGCATCGGCCGGGGTGTCCACGCCTTGTGGTTCGGTTCGCGGGGAGACGACCCGGCGGGTCATGATCGCCGCCGGGGTCGCGGTCTGGTCGGTGTCGTCGAACTGCTCCAAGGCGAGCACGAGCGCCCCGAACGGGTCAGAGCGCAGCACCCGGATCGGGGTCGGCACCGTGCGGGCGTAGGTGTCTTCCCCGGCATCGTTGGTGCGTCCGGTGCGGCGCAGCGTGTAGCGGTTCAGCGGCCCGTACCTGCCGGCGTACTTGCGGTAGTCGCGGTGCAGGCTCTCACGTGCCACGTTGATCTCGTCGGTGTCATCGACGGTCGCGGCCTCCAGTTCGAGCAGCCGGTGCGCCGCATCGCGCAACCCCAGCAGGGCGCGCAGCTCAGGCCCGGCGCTCTTAGGCACCTCCAGCGGTTCGACGGAACCAGCGGCGACGGTGCCGAACCCGGTGTCGGTGGCGACGATGCTGCCATCCCACAACTGCGGCGGCGACGGCACGCGTGCGGCCTGCCGCGCCCGATGCTCCGCCGTGGGCGCGGTGAACGTCAGCCCGGTGCGACGAGCGCTGAACGTGATCTGATCGAGCACGTCAGCCAAGTCAGCTTCCAGCCGCCCGGGGTCGCCGTCGACCGCGACCGCTGGCCTGCCGTACATCCCCTGACGGATACGCATCTCACCGAGCACATGCTCGGGGCGATGGTCGAAGTAGGCGTTGATCTTCGCCCGCTGCCCGTCCAGGCTGATCGGAGTGACCGTCTCCCACAAGCCGTCATCGGCGGTCGGCTGCCCGTCCTCGCGGCGGCGCAGGATGAGCAGATCGGTCACCACGTCGGTGCCCGCCGTGCGCCGATGCGCCCCGGCGGGGAGCCTGACCGCGCCCACGAGATCGGCGAGCAGCGCCATCTCTCGGCGCGCGCCGGGGTTCTGCGCATCCATCGTGTACTGCGACGTCAGGACGGCGACCATCCCGCCGGGCCGGGTGAGTCGCAAGCCCTTGAGGATGAAGTGGTTGTGCATCGACTGCCGGGTCGGATTGTGCACCGGGTCGTGCAAGGTCACGTCCGAGAACGGCACGTTCCCGATCGCTGCATCGAACGACCCCTCGGGCAGTCGGGTGTCGGCAAACGACTCGCCCCGCACCTCGGCGTGCGGGTACAGGGCGCGGCTGATCGCCGCGGTCACCGGGTCGAGCTCCACCCCGGTCATGCGGGCGTGCTCGGGGGCCATGCCGAGGAACGTGCCCAGCCCGGAGCCCGGTTCGAGGACGTGCCCGCCGTCGAAGCCGAGCGCGGTCATGGCCCGCCACATCTGCCGCACGATCAACGGGTCGGTGTAGTGCGCGTTGATCGTCGTGCGCGCAGCGGCATCCCACTCGTCCGGGGTGAGCAGGCTCCGCAGCTGCTCGCGCTCCGTGCTCCAGTCCTGCTTGGACTCGTCGAAGACATCGGGCACCGCGCCCCAGCTCGACCAGCGCGCAAGCGTCTGCTGCTCATCGGGCGTCGCCGGGCGTTCCTGCTCGGCAAGTAGCCGTGCGGTTTCGATGGCGGCGACGTTCGCGTGGAAGCGGGCCTTCGCGCCCGAGGGGGCCAGGTCGTCGTGCGTGTCCGTCACGAACCGCAGCACCGGCGCGGCAGGCTCCGGGCCGGTGTCGTCAGCGGAGGAAGTTAGCGGACTTCGCGCAGGAAGCGGAGCGTCGCTGCCTCCGCCAGCAAGCTCTGGTGCTCGTCCAGATACCGCCTCGGGATCTCCGCTTCGACCAGGCCCTCCAAGAACCAGACCGGTACGGCCCAGTCCTTGGCCTTCTGCTCCAGGTCGACCGTCGCGGGCATCAGATCGGGGGCGTCCTGCATCCGCTCGGCCCACATGATCAGGTTCTCGTCGTTCGGGGAAGTCTCGTTCCACTCCTGACGGGCCTCGTCCAGCGGCAGACTCGGGTCGGTGACCCAGGCGAGTTGCTGCATCACGACCTCCTCCGCGATCCGTAGCGCCGTCATCCGGTGCGCCACGTCCTTGAGATAAGTCTCCCTCGAAGAGCGCGTCTTGGCCAGCAACAACGGGCGGTTCGTCTCGATCCGCCGTGCCAGGTCGGTGATCTGGCCCTGCGCCTCCAGGCCCAGCTCGGTGAAGAACCGGGTCGGGTTCTCGATCCTCGCGTACCGCTCCGGCGCGTGGGTCTGCCAGTGGCGCATCGCCTGCGCCCCGTACTTGTTCACGTTCTGCTCCCTCCACGCCGGGCGTGTTCTCGACGGCTTCGCTGATCTGCTCGTCAGCGGTCTGCTCGGCCAGCCCCCAGAGGTCGAACTCCAGCTGACCGGGCGGCGCTTTCCGGCTCCTGCGTCTGGCCATCAGTGCTCACCTCCCTGCCTCGTACTGCCGGTCAGATAGGTGCGGCCCCGGTGCCATCCGTGCCTCGTTCCAGCAGCGCCTCGATCTCGGCACGATCCGCTTTCAGCCGTTCCCCGTCGTCTCGCTTGGGCCAGGCCCGCAGGTCGGTGATGATCGGTGCCGCTGAGCGCAACAGCGTGACGGCTATGCCGAACGGCAGGGTGCGGATGCGGTCGGGCGGCATGATCGGCACACGCCGGATCGAGCGCTGGTTCGAGCGCGTGCCGTGGTCGCCCAGAGTCACGCTGTCGGTGAACTCGTCGCGTTCCCCGATCAACGCCGAGAGGTCTTGCAGGTCGCGGCTGTTGGACGCGCCGCCGAGGACGATCTTGGTGATCGCCGCATCCCAGATCGCATTCGCCTGATTCTCGCTCCAACGGTCACGCGCCTGCGCGAGCGACTGGAGAACGGGCATCGTGGTGATCCCGGTGCCGCCGCCCTCAGCCATGAGCGTCGGCAGACTCGGGAGCGGGCTGAGGTTGGCGATCTCGTCCAGCGCGAGCAGCAGCGGCGGATCGAGTCGCGCACCCGGCGAGCGCGCCGCAACCCTACGGGCGGCTTCCACGAGGTCTTCCACGAACGCTGCCACCAATGAGGCGGAAGCCCCGGCCCCGGCGCCGGTCGCGAGCAGGTAGAGCGTGCCGCGCGACTGGATGAACTTCTCGGGGTCGAAGTCCTCGCCCTCGCCCGGCGAGACCGCATCGAGCACACGCGGATCGGCCAAAGCACTGAGCGACAGCGAGACACCCTGCCAGATCGAATCGCGGGTACGCGGGTCGGCGTCGATCATCGCCTCCAGCGATTCGGCCCACCCGCCCGCCGCCAGTGGGCTGTTGGTGAGGATCGCCACCGCATCGGCGGCGGCGGTCGGGTCGAGCGTCCACCTGAACAACTCGGCAGGTGGACGGTGGTCGATTGCCGCCGCGTGCAGGAGCGCTTGCAGCGCAGAACGCGTCTTCCCTTCCCAGAACCCGCCGCCCTCGACGCCGCCGGAGCTCAGGCCGGTCGCGGAGGCGAGGCCGGTGGCGCGGATCATCGCCGTCAGCGGGTCTTCGCAGCCTCGGATGGGTGACCAGCGCAACCCGGCGGGGATGCCCTCGGCCAAATGCTGCGGGTCGAACACAGCGGTCGGGCCGATGCGCTGCCTCGCGCGCAGGGTCGCGGTGAGGTTGTCCGGACGAGTCGACGTCACCACGACCGCGCCGGGCGCATCCAGAATCGCCGGGATCACGATGTGCAGGCCCTTGCCTGAGCGCGGTGGGCCAATCAGCAGAATCGAGTCCTCGACGCTGGCCCACACGTCACGCCCGTGGGATGCGCCGAGCCGGTAGCCCACATCGGCAGGTGCCGGGCGTGCCAACGAGGGGCGCAGGTTCGCAGCCCGACCCAGCAGCGCCTTGGTCGACGCGGCCCCGGCGACATCGTGTCTCGTGGCGATTCCGGCGAGCCGGTGCGGGTCGGTCGCGGTCTTGCGCGACTGGCGGCGCAGCAGCGCCCAGACCCAGGTGATCGCCGCCGCCAGCAGCGCGAGCAGAACGACCGCGACAATCCAGTACGCCACGACGTTCAGACCCTCGGCCTCCAGCACGGTCGCCGGGTCGCCGGGGTTGAACAGGACACCGACCCCGGCGGCGGGGCCGGCCTGCGGCTGGGCGGTGCCGGTGAGGAACGCCGCGACCGAGCCTGCGCCGCGCAGTAGGAGCGCGAGCGCGAATACCCCGATCAGGCCGATCATGGCGGCGTTGGTCAGCTCATCTCCGAACGAGCCGGTCTGCCTGCCTGGCGCAGGGGCGCTCAT